ATTCCAAAGCTTCGGCGGCGTCAAAATTCTGAGAATTCATGCCGAGGCCCGCGAGAAGCCGCCCTTTGCCCTTGCCCATCCCTCTGTCGTCACATTCCGCCACCATGTACGACTCCCGCCCTTCGCCCTGCGCTCCCATCGGTGGATGGCCATCACTAGCGCATAGCTTGCGTGCTGGGCGCTCCGACTCGCCACGCGCTGGGCTGCCCGTGCGCACTCAGCGTCACAGTAGCCTCGCCGACCTGCCTTCGTGAACCCCTCTCCGCAGTAGCGGCATATCGCGATCATCATCACTTTCACATCCGTGGCACCCAGCCGTAGTTGGGCTGGAAGGCGACCGGCACCACGAGAGAAGTTGCAGCGCTTATGCGCGAGCGCTAGATTCGTCTCGTTGTCGGACCCACCCATAGCGAATGGTATCAGGTGATCCACGCTGGCCTGCCGCCTAACAACCTTCTTCTTGCATAGGTGGCAACGCCAGTTGTCCCGCGCGCCGATCTTGTCGATTGGCATATCCCGGCGCTTCCCGCGATTAGCCCGCTGACCCTCTGGTATCCCGACGCAAGCGCGCGAGCAATACCCTTGCCGGGCATGACCACGCCTCATGAATATCGCCCCACACCGACGGCAGGCGCGGGATTGCCGGGGGCCATACCCCGCACACGCCTTACATCGCCCCTTGTTGTTCGAGTGAACCCTGGTAATCCGCGTACCACAGTCCAAGCAAGCATCGTATTGTCCTAGGCGACAATCGGGAACGCAGTACGCCCTTCGGCGCTCAGCGTCGAACGCCTTGCTACACCCCTTGCAGGTGAGCTCGTGCATTAGTGGGGCCATAGTTGGTGCAGTCATTGGTGTGTTAACGCCTTCAGCGCACCCGTTTCAGCCCTCCTTTGCGGTAGCGTACCTCCCGCCCCGTCTTCGCCTGATGGTGTGGCTTACAAAGGGCAGCCCAGTTGCCGCGATCCCAGAACGCCGCCTCGTTACCTCGGTGGGGTATGCGGTGGTCGACCACGGTGGCCACGGCGCCACATTCCGGCGACACGAATGTGCCCCATTGCCGCTCCACGCAGAATGGGTTGGCTATCAGGAACGCCCGGGACTCGTGCTTCCAGCGTGCCGTGCTGTAGAGAGTGGTGGACCGCCTCGCGTTGGCGAACGGTATGCGCGGGTGGTCAGCGCATCGCTGTAGGTTCGGGCAGCGCGGCGTCGGGCAAAGACGGACGGGCTGAGTCATCGCCCCCCCAGCGTGATAGTCGTCTCGCGGCCCATGTCGAATATCGCCTCACCGTCCTCATAGTAGACGAGCTTCTCGGCCTTCACTTGGTAGGGGAAGTCACCCACCATGACGATAGGCCACACCAGGGGCTTTACCGTCAGCCCCGGCCTGATGTCCCCGTCGCGCCATTGGGCCACGGTGGTAGCGCCATCTCGCACCTCACACCGCATCACTTCCTCCTAGTTCCTCCGGGCCTTGGCCCAGCCAGTGTAGTACCGGCGGATGCGCTCTTGCCGGGTGGGTGGCGTGTCGTCGAAGGTGCCGGCCAGCGTGACCCTACGACCATCCACGAACAGGTTCTCTACGGCCTCTGGCGTCAGTTCAATCTCTTGGTCACTCACGAAGCGACTCATGTCTTCGGAGTCAGCCATCACTTCGCCCCGTTCCGGCCACGCGGGACGACGATCAGGGGGTGCTTCGGTGCGTCCTTCGCCGGCGGAAGCTCGTGCAGCACGTCCACCTTGACGTGCGTAGGGCGCGGCACGTTAAAGTTCCCTTTCGCGGCCGCCTGCTGACACATCGCCTGGTACATCTGCTCGACCATCTCGGGTGTTGGGGGTGTCGGCCCCCAGCCTGAGATCGGAAGCTGCTGGACCTGGCCCTGCTCGTTCCGGGCGAAATAGGTATAGTGCTTTAGGGGCTTCTCAGGCACGGCTAATGCCCCGCAACCCTGATAGCGGTGAGCTCCGCCATCAGCTCATCCCTACCGGCACCAGGCGGCGGCATATCTATGGGCGTTCCCCATGTGCCATCTGAACCAACGATGATAGCCGCGATCTCGGTATCGTTCTCCCCTTGGAGTTCTCGCCACATGCTTTCAGCAGCAAGCCTGGCCTTCGGGCAACGCTCGCTACGTCCGAATAGACGCTTTAGTAACTCTTTCATACGCTTTCCTCCTGCTTGCTGTTCGTCATTGAGCCTCCCTTAGCACCTCATTCCTGTTGCAGCGCTCACAGTCGCGGTAATCGCTAGGTTCGCCGCTCAGGCAGTAACCCGAGTCGCTCCACTTGTGGCCCAGGAACTCGCAGATCAGTAGCGACGCGGCGTATCGCCAGAGCCCGCCCCAAGTAACATAGAACTGCTCAGGGCTGAACGGCGTCCACCCCTCTAGTTTCCAGTAGTCACGCAACGCAGCTGGCGCCTCACGGGCACGCTGTTCGCAAAGCGCATCATCATCCCTCATGAAACCTCCATCAACGCGGCTTTCTCTTGCCGCTCCCGCACGGCCTGATCTCGAACTGCATGTGGCTCTAGCCCCATGATGCCCAGCCACCACCGGCCATTCGGCGATAGGGCGTACCTCGAGCCCCACGCTCGTAGGCCACCCTTGACGACAACCGCCGCCAGAGTCTCCTCGGGTGATAGGCCGTTGCGTTCGTATTGAGTGTGCCTGGGGCGCTTCACCCTCACCATCACGGCACCACGGGGTAGCTCGTACTAGCCAGGTAGGCGACATGCTGTAGCGGCACGATTTCGGCCTCGCCCGTCTGACGTTCCCGCTGCCTGAAGTATGCGAGGAAGCACGCCGGACATTCCACCACGTAATAGGTGTCGTGCTGGTGGCAGAGGCGGTATGTGAACCGATTCATCACGCCTACAGGCTACTCCTAGATATGAGAGCTGTCAAGGCGACTCCCCTTCAGAATGCTACCCCACTGGCCGATAACAGACATAGAAGGGAGCGTGAGCATGAAGCCAGACCAGTTCTGCAAATGCGGCCGGCCCGTGATCGTCCTCAAGGCGATGGTGGTCTGCCACTGTGGGGTGCATCCAGCCTTCTGTACCTGTCGCGCCGTCGATGAGGCGCTGACGCGACTGCTGGACGACGTGAGGCACGAGCGCTAGCCCAGAAGCCCCCTGGCCTGCAAAACGGCGACACACGCCGGACACGTCGCCTTAATGCGCCTAGGGGATCGCCTTGCTTCCCGTGCTTCTCCTTGCGTGTCCATTCCACAGGCTGTGAATTGAACCCCTCTGTTACGATGGTGAATTAGCGGCTTCTTCGGTTTCGGCATCTCTCTCCTTCTCCCTTCTTGGCGGACTTCTCTGTCAAGGCGCCGCGTCGCCCTCCGGCAGAGCTGGCTCTGCCGCTCGCCGTTCCTCGATGGCCCGCCTCAACATGCGCCGGCCCTGAGCCGACGTGCTCCGGTCGCCATCCTCGGCGAACTTGCAGAGGCTCTTGTAGTCCTCGGGGTCCAGCTTGATCGTCACCTGATTATGCTCGCTCTTCTTGGCCATGAGATCTCCTTTCACTACACCGGATGCGTTCGTTTGGCCCAACAGCGATAGCATAGACGCGACAACGGTATGTGTAGGCCCTGAGCCAGTGCGTTGAGCTCCGCTGATGTTGCTGGTACACAGAACAGAGGCGGCTCAAGTATGTTCTCCTCGCAATCGTGGCAGGGCCATGTCGCGGGATGCATCTTGTTCTTTCTAGCCATGCGCGATCTTCATTTCCAGAGCCTTGCCCAGAAGCCTGTCCGGCTGAGCACGCGGCCTGTGAGTTTGTTCTTCACCCTTCGGGTGATGCGTTTGGGCTTCCCCGACTTCAGGGCCCCCACGTCGGCGCTTAGGCGAGCGAGGCGGAACAGCCAGCCTGTGATGCTCATGATGCCACCTTGTCGATGGCGACAGAGGCGACCGGCACGCCTGGGGCACCTGAGCCCAACGAACCATGGAAGAGACGCAGCAAATGGTGTTCGGGTTCGCAGCTAACGACCAGCCAGGAATACGGCGGATCAGCGCGCTCCTTGAACTTCCAGCCGCAGTCCCGGCATGTCGCCGCGACGGGCGGTGGCGCTTCCTCTACCTCTACGCCATCCACCTTGGCCTTACCCGGTGCAACACTGACGGTAACGCCAGCGTCGGCCTGGGCGGAGGCCGCTTGCGGGCCGGCGCCCGCCCGTCTGGGCGGATCTTGCAATAGCTCACGAACCGCCTTGGCCCACGCCGTCTCTTCGTTGGGGTCCAGCGAGAGCACCCCGTCCTGTAGCAGCGCCACCGCCGTGTCCACGTCGCGGATGACACGGGCGGTAAAGTCCGGCTCCACACAATAGCCCAGGTTGGGCAGTGCCTCTAGTAGCCGTAGCGATTCTGCCCGCTCCTCTTTCGTCGTCTCTAGCTTTCGCATCAGTCCTCTCCCATCTTCTGTAGGGCGGCCATGAGGGCGCGTCCGATCAGTTCCGTGTAGGCTGGCGGGATGGCCTGGGATAGCTCGTTGCCCGTCATCCAGTCGATGCCCATGCAGGCTGGACCTAGCCATGAGCCCACGTCACCCGTGATACTGATGTGCATCCCCGCGTCGAAGTCCCGCCTGCGCTTCTTGGTGCTGGTGAGGGCCACATGCTGCGGGTGGTGGGGTTGCATGAGCATCACCGAACTCTCGAAGCGGCGGTGCCGGTAGGTCCGAAGGCCGAACATCCCGCCGCAGAGAAAGAACCAATGGTGCAGCGGGGCTCCAGGCACGTTCTCGATAACCCACGTCATCGCTGTGGCGCCCAGGCGATCCCTGGTGGGCGCAAGCAGGTCCGGGTATAGCTTCCGAGGCGCTAGAGCCCTCAGTGACGAGTACGCCTGGCATGGCGGGCTCGCGTGGATCACGTCGAAGCCTTCCAGCGAGTACGTCATGGCGTCGGCCTGGTGGAACTCGAAGGGATACCGCGGCTGGGCAACATGATCGACGCCCACCACCTCGAAGCCCGCACGGTGGTAGCCCATCCCTGCCCCACCAGCGCCACAGAACAGATCAAGAAGGCGCATCGGCGCCCATCTTCTGTAGGGCGCGCTTCACCATCTCGGCCGGTTCGCCTTCTGGTATGTCCTTGAGCATGTCCCGCGCCTCCGTCACCTTGTACCGCAAGGCCATGAGCCCAGCCACGGCCAGCTCGTGCGCCTCCGTCGCCGGGCTGTCGCCGGACTTTCGGGGCTGTCGCGGGGCCTTCGCCCCGTTCTTCCGCGTGGCCGGGCAGTGGACGAAGTGCGGCGCCCCCAGCTCATAGAGCACGTCCTCCCCGTTGTCTGTCGTCACCCAGACGAGGCGCTTCTTGCCGCAGTCACGGCAGGTGATCACCGACGCTCTCCCAGGTGGTAGCGCGTCTCAGTCGATGCCGAGTTGCCGGCCCATGGGCGTATCCTAACGAACTCGTGCGGCGGCGGGTGGCCGGCAGGCTTGACGCACTCCTTGAGCGGATCGTGCTGCAACTCTCGGCACTTAGGCGGCTTCACCGACCCAGCCCCTCGATCTGGGCGCGGAGGGCCAAGTAGCGGCGCTCGATCCCCGTCTTAGCGCCACGATGGCTTCGTGGTGGCAGCATCGCCTTCGCTGAGGCCAGAGCCAGGGCGCGGGCAGCATCCTCGGCGTCAATAGACGACCCCTGCCCGTCCATCAGCTCAAGCAATTCAGCCTCAAGCCGCTCCCACGCTTCCTGGACAGGGTTGGCAGATTCGTCAGTCATCGCGTTCCTCCTTAGGCGGGCCGCCCATGGCGTGTTCCACAGCGGCCTCCCAGGCGGCCAGGCCGACACGCCAGAGCAGATCACCGTGCTGGATAGTGATCCCTGCCGGCCTCGCCGCGTTCTCCATTGCTGCCTGGAAGGCCCCAGCCGTGTTGCATTCCTTGAAGTCACCGCCACACAGGCCGCAGGTTACGTTAGCCATCGCTTCACTCCTTACTGCCGGAACCGCTAGGGGCTCAGCTGGTGTTTGTTTCCAGCACATTGAACGAGAGCATCACGAAGCCATCGGCTAGAGCCCCAAAGTCCGTGGCCGCGCCCACAACATGGGTGATTTGGCACATGACGGCGCTCTCGGTGTAGGTGTTTTTCCCCTCGTCCCACTCTTGCAGGAGCATGTAGTCCCACGCCTTGAAGCCACGATCATTCCAGCGCAGTTCCGCACGCTTGTGGCCGCGTACGATCATCCTGAACGGGGCACGCCATGTCTTCAACTCATGCACCGTGTGTACTTTGTCCATCGCGTCACTCCTCTCCCTGAAGAACCAATCCGGATTGGGCAGAGATCACCCTTGGCACAAGTCTTCTTCAGTCGTATCCCCTAATCCTTGGGCAACCGCCGCAGCAATGAAGCGCTCCGCTATCTGCGGTCTGCCCCACCGCTTACCAAAGAGGGCTGACGTGCGAATCGCTACTGCCTCTTCCTGAGTCTCCCGAACGGGCTGAACCTCGACGATGAGGCCGAAATCGTCAGCAGGACGATTGCGTAAAGTATCGAAGGCTTCCCATCGATCAGCCGCCTCGACTATCTCGTCAATGTTCTTGCTACTTACAAACCACTTCATGTCACGCGCTCCTTTCGCTTCACTTCAGGGCCTCGCAGGATTTACCAGGGTGGTGAGACGGGGACAGCGAGCCCCCGTACCCCCACTTACTCCGCGCCCTCGGCGAACCGGGTACACGCTGACTGGCCTGCACTTGTAATAGGACATGACAGGCAGGCTCCATCGCCGCTTATCAGGTGGTGGCCGCACTGGCAGAACCTCCGGGCCTCCCTGATGGGGGTCGCAGCCATTTTCCACTTACCTTTCCGGGCCATCTACGTTAGCCCCCACAACAAGTCGTAGGCGTACATCACAACGAACGTCACCAAGAATCCGAGTAAGACTCCCACATAGTACCTATCCATCATCGTCTCCTTTCAGGGCGCGGGGGGCCATCGGCAGGTTGCCCTGCCCCATCTTAGATCCCGGCATGACACCGATAAGGCCAACTCCAGGGTAGCAGTCGGGACTATGGAACCTGGAGCTTCCCTCTGTCGGCGGGTGCGGGCCGTGGCCCAACCCCTCCCGCACCGCGCTTTGTTCACAGCGGCCCAATGACGCTGGTGGCCGGCGCATAGCCTTTCGGCTCCCCGTTCCTGGGGTTACGTCGCCCGCGCTCCCAGGTCTTCCCTCCGGGTACGGGTCAGTTTTTATAGAGGTGGCCTTGTCCTCTCGAAGAGGCGTACGCCAGAACGGCCAGTGTGCTATAATCTGGGTAACGCATCTTAGGGACATCTTACTGTTCCGCCTTCGGCCTGTCAACCCTGCGGTTGCTGGGCCGTTGTGTTTCGTGGACAACATAGCCCTCCGGCAGCTTGTCCGGCGCGTACCAGTGCCCCCAGGCTGCCGACTTCGGTCCCGCTCGCACATAGCCCAGCGCCTTCGCCGCTCGTCGCTCCCAGGCAGCCGGTATCCAGTGATACGGCAACACCTGCCAGTCTCAATCGCCCGCCGCTCCTCAGCTTCAGCACAGGTGGCGTAGTAGAAACGCGGGTCCGGCGGCTCATAATCGGAGCTGTCGCCAAAGTCCGTTGCGGAATCAGAATCGTAGGGCACGAAACGCCCACAGATCGTACAGCTCATTCCACCAGCCGCTCCATGTTGGTCGGCTGCCCCCCCTCCGGCCGGTCTGCAAAGCGGTGCTTGCCGTCGCATTTCACCCAGCGCTCGACGGGGCGGAGGTTGTTTTCATTCGTGAGGAACCGCACCTTGCCGTCGCCAACGAGATAGAGGTTGCCCACCGTAATGCGTGGGTCCGCATGGCGGAGCGGTAGCGAGAGAATGGCCACTCGCTCCCAGACATCTTCACTGATCCGGTGCTCGGCCTTCGCCCCTTCCTTAAACTTGGGCTGTTGCTCACACATTGGTTTCCTCCTTCTTGAAAAGCGCCTCCCAGGCGGCGAGGGCCTTCTGCACCTGGCAGTTCTCCGTGGTGCAGGGCTGGTCGTCCTCGAAGTCACAGCAGAAGTCATGCGCGACGTACAGCGCCTCGAAGCCTTGAGCTGCCACGGCCAGGGTGGCGGGCTTGTTGAAGCCGAGGCGGTTTAGCTCCTGATTGGCCTTGGCCCAGTCCCGCCACTGTTGCGGATCACTTGATCCTTTCGGTATCGTCGCCGCCAGCAGCAGGGCGCGGGCTCGGTCTGTGGCGGTCATGCTAGTCGCGCACATAGCTGATTCTCCTCCCCACGATCAGGGCAGACAGCGTGACACCAAGCGGCCGGTACCAGATAAACGAGAGTTTCGTGACCGGCCCAAACGAAGTGTCAACTAACAACCATCGGCGCATTCTATGTTGCCGCCCAAGCACCAGCGTCCTACCGCTTGTCCACCGGATCAGACTTCTCACACCTTCTCCTTTGCTGCTAGCCGCGCCTTGGCGGCCCTGATCCAGCCGGCGCCCTTCCCTTTTCCTTTGCCGAGAACACCTGACAGGGGTGAGGCCGGCCACTTCCTGCGTTCCCCGCAGCGCCGGCATATACCCGGCACAATCGGGCCGTTGGGGGCTTTGAGTATCCAGCGGTGGGGCGGGCAGGTCATCGGCTGGCCGTTGCATGTGTGATTTGGCTGATCGTCTCATACCTGCTTCGATTTTCTGCCTCTTTGCTGCGATATGGGTTATGCCTATCAGCCCATTCGTCCGTCGCTACGTCGCAGAGTTCGCAGAAGAGTACATGGCGGTGGTCAGGGCGGCAATCCGCAACGAACCGACTTCGGCCCTGCCGGTATGCTTCTAGGTGTCGCCGCCTCCACTGCGCCCAGCTCCCCCAGCCAGCCTTAGGAAACCCGTTCACGTCCAAGCCTCTCGATCTCGGCGCGGAGCGGCACGATTGAGTCCTCCACAAACACCTCGTTGACCTCGGCGCTGGCAAATCCAGCCGCCATCCCCTCCACCTCCTCCAGCACCGCCAAGGCCAGGGCGCGGGCCTTCTGCTCAAAGCTGTCGGGTGTTGGCGGAGGCCACACTCCACCCAGGGCAATATCCTGGCCCTCTTGGCATAGCGCCGCGTACGCTTCCTCGATAGGGTGGGCAGCCATCGTTCACTCTCCTCTCAGGGCGGCGCGGTGCTTGAACTCATTCCACTCGATACACGCAGTACAAGAGCACCCAACATGGCCCCTAGGCGGGCCTAGGTGCTCTAGTGCGTACTTCAGTACCCCCTCCAGCTCGGCGATGCGCCTGTTGGCGGCCCGTAGCACATCCTGAGCAGTGGAGAGATGAACCATCTTCGCGTCCATCACGTCGCCTCCTGCGCGGCGTCCTTGATGGCGGCAAGGACTTCGCGGGCTATCGCAACAATCGTATGAAGATCGTCCCAGGCCTCATTAATGGACTCATGGCCCCACCGGCAGTTGCTTTCGATCCACTCCAACGCCTCCACCGCCGCGTCGATGCTGTTCACGGCCAGGGCGGCGTAGGCCCTGTCTGCTGTCCCGCGCCTAGAGCGTTCCCGTATGGCTGGCCACGGCCTCGGGCTTGCCAGCTCCCCCAGCGCCCTCACGGCCTCTAGGGCGGTTTGGTCAGGCTTGTCCGTCATCGCAACTTGTCCTTCAGGACTTCGAGGTAGAGCATCGCGTCTGCCATCTCCTCCTGGGCCTCTCGGATCATTCTCTCGGCGCTGTAGCTATCCCAGCGCCTATCGTCTCGGCCCACCCATAAGCGCTTCTCTAGCAGCTCGCGCACGGCCTGGGCTCGATCCTCGTTGATACGGTTGGTCATCGGCAGCACCCCCGGCAGTCGCACTCTATCGCCGCTATAACCTCGCGGACTTCCTCCCTCGACATGGACTGGTAGAAGGTGCCGAGGAAACCACGAACTCGAAAGCGCTCGCAATCGCCACGGTCGGCGTCAACCATCACCTTGTTGGCTCGCGCTAGTTCTCGAATGTCCGGTTTCATCGGGCGGCTCCCTTCAGCATCTCAGCGATTTCGTCCCAGTTCTGGGGCCGGCAAATTGCGGCGGACACGAACTTGACTTGCTTCAGCCGAGCGATCCACGCTTCCTGCTCAGGCTTCGCCTTGCCATCCTCGGACTTCACTTCCAGGAACAGCATGGATGCGCCGCGAACTAGCACCAAGTCTGGGAAGCCTGGTTTGGACCGCCGAGAATCGTAGGTGTGATAACACAGCCATCCCGTCGCCTTGGCCAGCTTGAGTATCTTGGCCTGGAAGTCGGCGTCTTCGCGCCGGCGCGTCATGGTGCCCAGATGTCCCACATCAGGATGTTGTGTACCCATGTGGCGTGTCCCGTTGTTCGCGTGTGGCGCCTCGCCGCCGCGACGACAGCGCGGGCTTCGCCCCCCTCTTCTACGATGGGCAAAGTCCCTCCAGAGCTGAGGGAAGTACAATCATTACAGCCCCACTCCCAAAGCGGGTAGCCTCCCAAGCGCTCCAGCTTCATAGACTCAGCTCCCTGAGCGGCCAGCGCAGGCGGATGGTGAGGCTCATCGCTGCGCTCCTCCCCGAATGCTATAGAAGAAAGCCACGCTCTCACTCAGGGCACATTCACGGCAGAGCTTTACCCGCGTATCTTCCCAGAACGTGATGATCTTGCGGCGCTTCTTACAGTGTGAGCACGTTCGTCTCTTGCCTAGCATCTATCTCCCTCCTGCGGGCAAGCCGGGTGTTCGATGTGGAGTACGCCCAGCGGTCGCCCCTCATGCTTGCCGACTACCTCGACTCGCATTCTAGCCTTCGCACCTCTGAGAATGGCGCGACTACAGGAATCGCATACATGGAACGCGATCCGGACGGTTTCAACCCACGGTTCACCATCACGGCGGCTCATGCCTCTTCTACCTCCGGCGCGGCCAGCAGCCGCATGTTCTGGCCCCCAAGGTGGTCAAAGACTGTCTCGCCGGATGCCGTCAGCATGTACGGCAGGAACTCACGCTCCAAGTCCACTAAGCCGAAGATGATCGCTTCCACCTTAGCCTTGAGATACCAGTACAGAGCACGAAGGCGCTGCTTGCGTTCGCGCTCGTCCTCATAGGTGACCTTCAGCCTGAAGGCGACCTCGCGGCCCTGCCACTCTAGCCCAGCCTCCAGGACTTCCTCGCCTGGTAGCGTCGTGCGGCTCGACCAGCGAAACCCGACCGCACCGACTTTGATCAGCAGCTCCTCGATCTGTTCCTTAGAGCGCCCCGGCGGGACGCCAGTGTTCGCGTAGGACGCCAGCGACATTTGCGGTGTCATGTCCCCTCCTCTTGCGGCGCCTCTCGGGCATCCTGGGGCTCGGGCTTCTCAGGCTCAGGACTGCCAGGACAGCTTTCCCAGAGGGCGTGTGGGTAATCGGGCAGCCACTCGTGCGGCTTGTGGGGCCAGGCTTTTCCGCAGTGTCCATCTATCGGGGTCACGGAACCTCCTCTTGCGCCTGCTCTCGGCCATCCTGGGCCAGGGCGTCGATCCGGGCACGATCTGGACAGCCTTCCGGTCCAGGAGCACAGTCCCAGCAAGCCTCGATGTGGACGACCCGCATGGCGTCGCGGACGGACTCCATGATCTCCTCGGCGGTGAACGCTCTCCGGTCCAGCGCGGCCCCCACCATGACGCGCACCTCAGCGTGCGCCTTCTCTATCGTGTCCATGGCAGCTCCTTGGCGGTATCCAGCGCGGCCACGCCCGAAGGCTGGCCCGGACGGGATGCTGCGCGTTGCTTAAAGTAACACGGCACGTTGGCGGCCCGACACTGGGCGTAGATATCCGCCGCCCACTGTAAGTCCATCGGCCTATGCCCGGGCCCGGACTCACCGCCCACCACTACCCAGTCGAGGTGGGGCCAGCGATTCGTGCCCACCCCCGGCTCATGGTGGTATCCAAGCCCCCGCAACGTATCAAGTCCAGTCTCGCCGGACAGGGGAATGTGAGCTAGGTCCACCGGCCCCAGCATCGGCTCCAGGCTCACCCAATGGTGCGCGGCCGGTGTCTTCAGCAGCAGCGGTATCCTCTCGTCGGCCATGCGCTGGTTCTCCGCCGTCACGCCCAGCCACACGTTGGGGAGAGGCCAGGGAACTAACGAGTTCTCACCTGTGCGAGCTCTGATCTGTATCGTCAGCGCGACATCCACGCGGCGGGTCTGACTGCTCAGGTAGGAATACATGCGCTCCGCCCTCTTCGTCAGCACGAGGAACTTATGCCGTTCAGCCTGGGCCATGGTGGCGAACACCTCGTCAATGAACGCGTCCGGTACTTCGGGGTGCCACAGGTCGCCCATGAAGCAGACGGCCACGGTGCGCGGCTTGCGCCAGCGTAGGGGCTCGGAGAGGCGATCGGGGAAGAGCTGGATCTCCTCGAAGGGTTGGTCGTACTGCGGCGGCATGGGCAGGCGAACGTCAAGTTGCCGCGCTCGTGCGGCCCACCCACCAGGCGGCGCCCCGACGCGAGTAACCCATTCCCTCCAGCCCTCGTAGCTGCGAAGACGCCGCTTTCCTGCTGGCTCAGCTAGGCCAGAGTAAAACTTGGCCTGTTTGACGTTCGCCTCGTGCCGCTGATTGTGCAGCTTCATGGCCCAGCAGTTCTTGCACCCTTCGCTCACGGGCGTGCAGCCTACCACGGGATTCCAGGACGTGGGCGCGTAGCTGATCGGCATCACTCCTCCTCTCGCGTGGCGGCAGCGACTTCCTGCGGCGTAGTCTCCAGCGGCAGCACGGATTGCCCGTCCTGCGTCTCGCTAGCAACCATCTCCGTCCGGCGCCACCACATGGCCAGCTTGGCCCGCGCCATCTCCGCGTATTTCTCCGATAGCTCAATGCCGACGAAGCGGCGGCCGAGGCGCTTGGCCACGATGCCGGTTGTTCCGATGCCGGCGAAGGGATCCAGTACGATGCCGGGCTGGTAGTCGGGCTCGGTGCAGCTGCAGGAGGTCCAGCCGGTAGTGCTATCTAGGAAGCGTTCACCGCCCTGTGTGCGGCCCTCACCGTTCACGCCTGTCTTACCCGAGTCGAAGCGGCTACCCTTCGCTCGTGTATCGGGCTCGTCTGTCTTCTCCACCAGCCTCACCCTGGCCATTCCGCACTTGGCGCATATCTCGCGGGGGCACGACGCCTCTATGCAGCGTCGGGGCAGCTCCTCTGGGAAGGTGGCGAAGTGTGCCTCCGGCGTCTGCGCTGTCGGGAACTCCCAGACGGAGCGCATGTTGCGGCCAGCGGGGTTGTTGTAGCGCTCAGCCGTTGTTGTGCCGAAGCGTTTCATGCCCTCCTCTGGCGGCTTCATGCCCGTATGCTTTTCCGCTCCGTGTCGGCGCTCATAAACTTCTAGCTGATGAGCCCATGCCGTTGAACCGTGCGCCTCCCTCACCGCCTCCTGGTCGTACCAGTAGTTGCAAGTAGTGGGCCGTTCATGTACTATTAGGTTATGAAGCAGATCGAACTTTCGTATCTGGCCGGAGTCGTTGACAGCGACGGATGTATCTCCATCGCTGTAGACCGATGGCGTGAACGCAAGGGACGCTCGCCAGCGTTTCAGGAAATCATCAGCGTCACCCAATGCGATCCACAGGCTGTGCATCTGGCACAGAAACTCTTTGGTGGAAACATCATCCGTGAGCAGCCGAGAGGCGAGCGCCGCCGCCCGCTTTACCGCTGGGACAGACGCAACCGCGCCGCCGTCGGCGTTGTCCGAAAACTCTTGCCACTCCTCCGCATAAAACGGCGGCAGGCTGAACTCCTCTTGGCGCTGCGCAAAATCAAAGAGCGCGGTCGCAAGGCGAATACAGAACTGACCGCACCACGAGTCCGCACCCGAAAGCCCGAAGTCCTTGCCGAAATGAACGCGCTCGTCAGGGAAGTTCGCAGCTTGAATGACTCGCGTACTCCATTGCCCCTTGACTAACTGGAGCACGTACTCGTGCGCTGTCGTGGGCCGGTCCTTTGTGCTCTCCGGCATGGCATTGGGCTTCGACCAGACGATCACCGAGCGCACCCACCAGCCGTCGGCCTGTGCCGCCAGCGCCACGCGGGACGGCATGAGCACGAGGTCTTTGGGCTTGAGGCCGACAACGCGACCTGTCGCTGGAGCCCGACTTCCGACGTTGGTGAACTGTTTGTCGCCTGGGCCGCCACCTGTGCCGTTGCCCCCTGCATACCCGTCCCCGATATTCCACCACACCACGCCATCCGGGCGCAGCACGCGGCGTATGGCCCGCAGCACGTCCAGCGTATGCTCGACGTACAGTTCGGGCGTGGGCTCAAGGCCGTACTGGCCACGCCACGCGCCGCAACGGGCACAGGTGGACGTCTCGCGGGTGATGCGCGTCCAGTCGTCGGGGTTTTCTAGCCGGTGCCGCGCCTCGGGATGATCCTCGCCGCGCCCGTTGACGGTGTGCTGCCATTTCTTCTTGCCTGCGTATCCCTCGACAGCCGCGCCACCCTTGGCAACGGTGCCCCACTCATGCTCGCAGCCCGCTCTCCCTCCCCACACCACGTCGCCCGCCTCATACTTCCTCAACGACCAGTAGGGCGGTGAGGTCGCGCAGCACGACACCGACTCGGCCTCCATTTCGGCCAGCTTGTCCAGGACGTGGCCCTGTAGGATCATCGCTTCTCCTTCTGCGCCCAGCGCACCCCGGCGAGGAAGTAGTAGGCGTACTCCTCGCGCTCCTCGTCGGTGGTGCCGCGCTCCCAGGCGTCCACCCAGCCGCTCAGCCGTTGCGTCACGGCCTCGATGAGCGCCTTCTCCTGCTCTGCGGTTAGGTCAGCCATCACTTCTCCTCCGGCTTCTTCTCCTGCTCTGCGTTCAGCCGTAGCCCCCAGCAAAGACCGAAGTGTAGGGCCTGGGCCAAGGTCGGCCAGACAACAACGCCTTTCGTCGGCGGACTGGTGTAGAAGGCATGCGCCATCTCGTCGAATATCCGATCATAGACTGCTTGGCGTGCTCGTCGCTCAGCGCTGGGCCTAACCATCACTTCCTCCCGTCCGCGCAGGCCAGCTCCCAGGCAACCAGCTTGGCGGCGTCGGCGCGAATATGCTGGGGGCATACGTAGCGCCCTTGACAGTCCTCGTGCAGCCACCGCTCACAGAACTTGCACTGCGTCACCGGGTCCTCCTCGGTGATGTAGCCGAATGCCGTGTGGCAGCCGGAGCAACGCTGTCGCGGGGTGGGGACTACGCATTGGGGGGCGGTCATGGCACCCTCCCTACCCACCAGCATCCCGGCCACCCGCCAGTTCCGCCAGGATGCTCGATAGCATTGCTCCACCATGCGACGTTTGCGCCCACTGAATAAGGGTCATCGGGCCGGTCAAGGTGGGTAGCCCCAACAGCGGCGGCCCAGGAAAGTACATGGAACTGGGCACGAGAAACGTACCCGTTTGAATACCATCCTCCCCAATACGAAGATTCGCACGGTAGAATGTCTTCAACGAAGTGCCTCAGCCATTCTTCACGTCCCCCGAAGTCCCGGTAGCCCCGGACGAACTCGCGCCATTCAGCGGCGCCACCATCTCGTCCTCGCAAGCCAGGCACATCACCACCTCCGAGAAGGCCCCGTCGCTCTCCAGGAGGCGGACTAGCGACGGGTGTATGCACTCGGGCCGGCGTCGGCCAACCCCGCGCCATGCGATTAGCAGGACTAACACCCCGCCCCATACTGCCGCTACGATTCCCAGCGTTGTCGCTACTACTAGAAAGTCCATCGTCTCCTCCTAAGCCCAATGCGATCACCAAGACCGCAAGGGCAGCGCGTTTCAGGGGTTAGCCGCCTTTCGATCTGGCGGTTGCGCGGCCATCGACTCGCACGATCACGCCTTCTGGTACTGGCGGCCAACACTTCGGGCACGGCTTCAGGCCGCGCTCCTCTAGCAGCCGTGCCTCGTCTGGCGATGCGCGCTCGTATAGCAGTCTTCGCTGGCAGGCTGCCCACAGGGGGTACCGGGGCCGGGAACGGTGATACTCCGCCGAGAACTCCACCCTTCCGATGCTCATGCGCTTTGCCATGCTCAGGCTCCCTCCCCGCTAGGCGCTCGCGCCGGGCGGTCAGTATTGCTCAAAGTAGCTGGCCTGCTCTCCCACCTGTTCGTCACCCGACGTCTCGGCGCCGCAACTCTCGCAGCGCACCTGGACTGAGATGTCGGCTCCATAGAAGTGCTTCTGGTAGCGCATCGACTTGATCGGCTTGCCGTGCCGGTCCTTAGCCTGATACCAGTCGGTCGGCTCGGCGCTTTCACTGTCGAGCAACACGTTCGGTTCTTTGCACCCGTCCTTGTGTTGCAGGCCCGTGTCCAACTCGACATCTAGGTATGCTGTGGCCACAGGGTCGCTGCAACACGCGCTGTCCAGTTGGAGTTCTAGGCTGCCAGATACCACGCCCTGGTCGTCAACATCAAAGCCCGCCTCAGGCTGCGCCAACTCCACGCCACATAGCAGATTGCAACTCGTGCATCGGTAACCCATGCGTTCAGCCTTCCTTTCGTGTGTGAACGTGCCCGCAGCCCTCGCCCTGGCCGCAGACACACTGCTCAGTTTGGTCAACCTTGGCCGGTTTCCCCTCGATCAGCCGCACGACTTCATGCGCCTTTTTGCCGTCGGCCAATTCTTTCTCGGCTATGACAAGCGCCGCCGGGGCGTCATCTGCGCTGGCGATGGCGTAGGCTACCGTGAGAGAACCGAGCCTCTTCATCGTCTCCCAGTTGCCCTTCCACAAGGCCCACTGGTTAGCTGCCCGGCGGACGCTGCGGGTGCTGATTTGCAGGCCGGTGCCATCCTTCCCGCCGCCCATCGCGTCAGCCGCCCTCTTGGCCCAGCCCTGGCCCCAGCCCCATCGCTGCTGGTAGATGTTGGCGATGGTAGCCCTGTCTTCCATCAGCGCAGCACCCGCCTTCTCCCAGTAGAGGCCGAGCTTCGCATCATCCCAAGCCGCCGGGCTCGGCGAGTCGTTGTCGATCACCAGCGGGTGGCTGAACGTCGTGCCGTTGGCGTTGACGCCCTCAACCCAGCGGTTCTCATCTACCGTGAAGGTCCACCGCTTGGCATGGATTCCGTCAGGGCCAGTGTGGCACGGCTCGCAGAGGTCGTACCGCTCATGATCAAGGACGCCCGTGGGGTCACCGCCCATCCCCCGGCCCTGAGCCGTGTTCTCAGGCCGCCCGTGGTGGACCTGGGGCTTCGCAGGCATCCAGCAGCGTAGACATGGGGCGGACTCGTCGGTCACGGGCGCACCTCCACGGGGATGCCAGCACGGCGCGCCCGCTCTACCATATCGCGCGTACCCTTGCTGGTTGCGAGGTTCCGGGTGAAGGCCACTACCAGATCGGGATGCTCTTTCTCTAGCATCTCAGCGTTGCGGAGAACGCCCGCCCGCTTGCCGAACTTCTTCCAGTTGGCAGGGTAAGTCCGCACCTCAAGAGCGAAGTCTTGGGCAAGGGCTGCCGCGATGTGATCCGCGCCTCGGGCACCACCCTGGACTACGATTGTGTCTTCAGATAAGGCCCGCACGTATTCGTAGATGGGCTCCCAGTCTGTCCACGTGCGGTTGCCGCAGATCAGCACCTTGCTCATTCCTTCGGCTCCTTCGGCTCCTTGGCCTTCCTCTTCAGCGCCTCCTCTAGGCAGTCTTTCCGGTGACACAACCAGTCGCCACTAACTCTACTACGCGGCGCGGTGCTGGGCTCGCCGCAGATATAACAGCCCTGGTTCGGCTTCATGGCGCTCGCTGATCCCTCTCGTCTATCGCTTTCTTCGCCGCCTGGATGATGCCAGCAGCCTCAGCGGTGGAGAGCCCCGTCAGATGTATCGCCGTGCCCTGGACGGCCTTCGCCTGCATCGCCTGCATCCACTCGAAGGCGGCCCGTTCGTCCTGGCCGAAAAGATCGCCGATGCTGGCGCGGATGGCAATGCGCTGGTTGTCGCTCATGGGCGCGCCCGTGGTCGCTGCGGCCGCCGCCTGCCGTCCGCCATAGCTCTCGGGCTGTTGCGCCTGAGTCGCCGGTTGCTTACGCTGCGCTGGTGCCCGCCGCTTAACGGGCGAGTCCGTCACGCTATCCCCTTCTGCGAAGTCGTCACAGAACTGGGTGCCGAAACCCAGCGCGGCGCAGGCACGGCCTATGGCCTTCGTCTCTGCCTTCTCAATGAAGTCGACGAAGTCGCTCTCGGTTTCGCTACCGTAGCCCGTGGCCAGAGCGCCCATTCCCCCCGGCGGCTCAGCCGGTACGCAGACGGTGGCCTTGAAGATGGCGTGCGAGTCGCTGTGCTCAAGCATCTCCGTCGTGAGCTGGGCGTTGGGGTATTTCTCGCGTAGCCACACTAGGCGCCACTTGACCTCCAGGTATTGCTTGTTGCCGATATCGGTCAGGTGCTTGCTAGGGTCAAATGGCTTGGCGGCTTTCTCCGCCTTCTCTGTCATGCTCTCGCCGTTACGCCTTCCTCCGCCACCGCCTCGACGCCGGGGATCGTGAGGTCGCCCTTCAGGGTCCGCGCTAGTTCGTTCAAGACAGGCATGTTGGGCAGGATCAACTCGACTGACCGCTGCCCCTCGGCGTAGGCTCGTGCCAGCGCTTGGAGATCTGTCACCTCGGCCTTCCAGGTAACGCGAACATGGACGGCACCCCTCGGTACCTCTGCGGGCGCTACGGTCGGCGCCTGCACCGTGTCGGCGCGCTCCCTTAGCGTCTCAGCGCGGGAATGTCGCCCTGTCTCGTCGTGCGTCTCGGCTTGCTCAATGAGTTGGGTCCGCGTGCGTTCCGCCGCTGCATCGAGCTCTGCCTGCGCTTCCCGCCGTAGGCGCTCCTGCTCTCGGGTGTAGGTGAGCACAGCGCCCTTGATGGTCGTCTCAGCCTTGGCCAGCCGGTCCACTGCGGGCTGGAATAGCTCCATGACCCGCTTCTTGGCCGCGTCCATCGGGCGCGTGATCGATAGGCGCGCATCGGCGAGTGCCTTCTGCCGGCCCTTGATGGTCTGTAGCATCACGCCGCTGGCCGCCATCTCCTCGGCGTTCTTGATCTCTAGGCTGTCCGCCGTTGAAAGGATCGCCACGCTGATTTCGTCGTCTTGTTTCACGGCCATCTCGGCCATTGCGATTGCGGCGTTCTGTGTAGTCTCGTGGATGCCTTGCGGGTCGTTCATTGTTCCTCCAGTCTTAGTCAATCGTCTCCCGGTGCTTGCGGGCGACCCAGCGGTAGCCTCGGTCGCCCCAGAGGGGGTCGCCCTGGTCGTGCTCTAGGTCCAGCGCGTAGAACTCCTCACGCTCCCGCTCTCGGTGCCGGCGCTCGACGGCTGCAAGGCACGGCTGGCACGTCACGCGCTCGCTGACGACGTAGTATTCGCGCCGCGCTTCCATCTCGTACCGCATCAGGCCGCACGCCGTGCTGTCGGGGTACATGGGCCCGTGGGCGTGCGACACCCACTCGGTAGCGAGTGAATAATCCACCCCGGCGCGGTCAGCATCATCCATCTGCGTCTCGACAAACCCGCTCATGACTGCGCCTCCTGGTGGCGCGGCTCGGTAGCGACGGGCTCGGTCTGCATGGTCATGACGCGGCCACTTCCTGGCAGGTCTTGAAGCACAGCAACTTGAAATGGGCAAGGCTCATATCCACTACCTCGTCATCGTCATCGCTGAAGGCTGACTCGGGCGGCAGTATCACCGTCACTTCGTTGTGGTGCATCATCACCATTGCGCCAGCCGCAAACAGCGCTGCAAGGCAGGCGTTGAATATCGTCTCTTCGCCCATTACCTCTCTCCTCTCATGCGCGCCGCCGCGTCGGTCACAGAATCTCCATGAGTTTCCTCCTGTATGTCGGCCATCAACACGGCGAACCTGGCGGTGTTATCAGGGGCCTCCTTGCGGCCACACCAACAGCGCGGCCAAGTTCCACGTTGCATGTAGTGCACCGGCTCGAGCAGAAACTCACCACACCAGCTTGCGTAGAGGTGGATGTGCCCGCAACCTGGACAGGTCATCGCGGCATCATCGCTTCGGCCATCGCCCGCTCGGCCCGCTCCCGCTCCTGGGTCTTTAGCCACTCATGCACGCGGTCCTCGATAGCGCCGTCCAGCTTGTCAGCGAACGCCTGCACCTGGGCTTCCCACTCGTCACCCTCGGGCATCCAGTCTTCTTCGTAGGCTCCCAACAGGGCGCGGGCGAGATCAGTAAGGTCAGTCTTGTAGCCACGGTAGAAGGCACGGCGTTGGTGCTCGCTCATGCCGCGCAGCCCGAGGCGGTGCGGACTGCTTGCTCTGCTGCGTCGAGCTTCTTGGCATACCAGTCTCGGTGCCTCTGGTTATCTGGCGGAAGAGGTACCTCAGCCAAGTAGGGCACCGCCCACGCCAGCGCCGCCAGCAGGTTGTCCACCTCCGCGTGCTTGGGGCAGTGCTCTATGTCTAACTCGTTGCCACGGCGGACGATCTTGCAGACGCACTCCATCACGAGTCTCCCTTCACGCGGGCGAGGGCGCGCAAGTCCTCTATCCACTCAAACTCGCCCCACTCAGCGATGGCACCGTTGAGATGCCAGCCCTCGACGCCCACCGACTCATCGATCACGGCGAGAAGCGCCTCTAGTGCCTCCCGTCCAGCCTCGCGCTCCGCGTCCCGCTCAGCCAGCAGCACCTTCAGGCGTTCGGCGTCGCTCTCGATCACGCCCAGCTTGGTCGCGAGGTGCGCCCAATGACAGTCAAGGCTCGTTGCGTCGTACTTCGCCTGCTTACGGATCGCCTCCACCAGCGCCAGCGCGTCCTTGTCGGGCGGCACCTGTAGCTCTGCCTTGCTTGCTTGGGGCTCGATCATGACCGCCTCCGGGTGGGGACTCGCCGCACTAGGCGGATGGCCTCGCAGGCGACGGTGCCCTGTGGCGCCAGCTGACCCTTATGGGTAGAGGAAAGGGCAGACCAACGCTTCCCTTCGATGCTTTTCCAGAAGGCCACCAGGGTTTGCTTGCCATTCTCGTAGTAAGAAAGTCGATTGATCTTGCGAGGCCGCTTGGCCTGCGCCTCCCAGGTCTCCGATCCTGGCGGTGCCCAATGGGCGGCACTGGCTCGATCCTCGAAGGCTATAACAGGCGTTCCCTCTACACCCTCGGTCCACTGCGTCGTGCTGTAGACGCACTCCAGAGAACGGCCAATCCCCTTACCCATGACCGCCGACATCAGCCGTTTCCCGTCTGGCCTCACCACCTTGTAGTATTGCTTCATTTCGTGTACCTTTCAGTTGCGTTCCAATCGGCCTGCACGGCCCCCCAGGCCACCTCGGCTTGAGGGGCCGCGCGCTTTTGGGCTGGCGCTCCTATCCTAGAACATCACCACATTCTCCCTTCCAGTCTTCCGCGCTATCAGCACGGGGAAGGACCGGGGAGGCAGCGCACTTGGATAGGCCGAGTCGAACGCCTAGCCCTGCTAGCGGGCCGTCTCCAGACATCACACCTCACCGATCCGTCTCCATGCTGAAGCTAGGGCGTTACTTCGAGGTCGCCCCACACGACATCGACCGTTTTCTTTTCACCCAGGAAGACCATGCCGTACTGATGGCAGATGCCGGTCAGCCTTCCTGAAGTGCCCGCCAGTGCCCCGCGCGTGATCCTCACCGTCTGGCCCTGCTGGCGTAGCCAATACTGGTAATCGTGCTTGTCTCGGCAACACATCGTTCTCTCCTTTCGCTAGTCCCTATTGGCCCCGCGACGGGGCATCCATGCCCCATCCTTGCCTGCATCCATGCGAGCGTCGCGGGTCGCAAGCCAGGAGCACGGGGCCAAGTGACGCAAGGAAACGCGACTCGGGAACTCCTGGCCTGCGATCTACGGCGCTCATGAACACGGAGCCGCTGCCCAGGCTGGTGGCGTTGTCGCGCAGCCCGGGGGAAGTAGGCGCGGCGACTCTGGGCAGCAGCTCGGTACTCACGGGCTATCCTCCCGCCCTAGCATGGCGGCGTTGCGGCGGTCGAACTCGGCTTCGGCGGCGGGGAGAGCGGAGAACTGCGAAGTCGAAGCAAAATCAGGACACGCCAAAACGGGATGCGCGCCACAGCCACTACAAGTACTGAGCTCGCCCACGCCGATAAGATACGCGTCCCCAGGGGACTTGCTACAGGCTGCCATAGCTGCGTCCTGTTCGGCCAAGTCCCTGTCTACCAACCAGAGCACTTGCCCATCGAAGTGAACGCAAGGCTTCGCCCACGCCGGGCAGCCACACTCGCGCTGGCTGTTGGGGCTAGGCACCTTTGACCGCCTTGATGATATCCTCTACGACATGAGCCGGCCGACGCCCCGCTTTCAGGGCCTCAGCATCCACCCATTCCTTGAGTTCCCGGAGGATGATCCAGTTGGCTTGAACCTTACCGTCGGGCAGTGTTTTCGTAGGCATGATACCTACCCTAGCATAGTACCCTAGGGTTTGTCAACCCCCCGCCAGAAATCCTTTCGGCTCGTCCGAAATGGAGAAGCCGCCCGTCGGCGGCTCTCCTCCTAGCCATCGAGACGACTAGGGAGGTAACGGTGGTAGCGCCTGGGCCTCTGGCAGGATTCGAACCTGCGCCCACCCGGTTAAAGCCGGGCGCTCTACCGCTGAGCTACAGGCCCCAGGCACAGTCTCTATCCTACCACGGATTGCGGGTGCCGCAAAGGGAAAGCCCCCGTTGCCGGGGGCCGAGGCTGGAATCCTCCCCTGAGATAGCTCAGGTTCCTATCCATCTCCATTCTAGCACACTCACCCCTCGAGCGCCTTGATCCGCGCCTCGTGGTCGACCGCGATTCCAGCCAGCAGGTCGATGGCAGCTTTTTGCCCCACCAGGATTTCGTTCTGGAACTCGTTGATCGCCTTCTGCTGTTTCACGAAGGCGTCGAAGTCTGCCTGCGATACCATGTCGGCCTCCTCTCCCTTGTCGAATGTGATCAGCGCGATGCGGGCCATGACCTGCGTGCCAGGGCAGGCTGTCCAAGTCCGGCGGTCGTCTTGATCTCGGAAGTCCTGGTGCCCGAAGATCACCCTCATGGCGTCACCACCCCCAGGTTACGCATCCCTCTGTCGTACTTCAGCCAGCCCCAGTAGCGAGAGAGCGGCGGTACCCATGGCAGGATGTCGCGGGCCAGCATGAAGTTGCCTTCCAGCGCCAGCGCGTACCCCTCGGTGTTGTGGCCGTGAGTGTGGGCGCCCGTCCTGTCCTGTCCTCGGCCCTCGCAGACGACGAGCTTGCCGCCTGCCATGAGGAAGCCCACATCGTTGTACGGCACATCGAGTCCAAGGTCCGGGCGGATCGTTTGTAGCTGGCGCATCTTCGCCTCGATCTCGTCTAGGTGTTCCCAGACGTTCGGCGTAGCGTCATTGTCGATGATAACCGTGTGGTGTAGAATCGCGTGAGTGCGCCGGTCGCGGGCGACGGGCCAGCCCAGGCGGGGCAGCGTCACGTCCGCGCCCCACTCACGCCGGTCCATGTAGAGCAGGGTCGGTGTGATCTGTAGCTTCACAGCACCCCCCACGCCAGCAGCTCAGGCAGGAGCATCATCACTGTGTAGGCCACCGCGATCCACCAGCACAGCATGGTCAACCTCCTCGCTGTCTCACCTGAACCGCACCGCAGGTCCCCACCGTTGCCTCAAGCGTGGCGAGCGTCACCTGGATGGCCGTGAGAGCTATGCTGGCTTGCTCCGTCGCTCTCACCTGTTGCTCTGCCAAGGTTTCAAGCCGCGCGAGATGGGCACCGATACCTGGATTGCCGTTCTTTCCGTTGCGCCGCTGCTGCCAGCCTAGCGCACCACCGAGGGCGACGATGATCGTTCCGAGGCTGGCGATTATCTCATTCTCCATGCTTCGTCCTTCCTAGCTTATCCAGAGCAGCACCCCGATTACCAGGGCAGCGCCAAAGAGTACGGCCATAATGGCCAACCCTGTTAGAAATAGCAGCGCCTTCTCGCGCCAGGTCATCAGATTATCAACGCCTGCGTAGATGGCTTGCCCACTGCTGGCGGGTCGTCGCCCCACTTGAACGTCTCCATCCGGTTCATCGCCCAAGCGGTGCTTTCGTCGTTAGTACCGAGGGCACGGATACCCGCGTTCGTGTCGTTTACCCGCAGCTTCGTCCAGGCGTCTCCGTTCGCGTCAAGCGGGAACGCGCGAGAGTAGCCACGAAAGCTCGTGTTGGAGACGTTGGTGTGCACGGCCTCAGAGATTTTAGGCGTCATATCGCCATTGATAATTCGAGCGAAGGTTGCGCCAGTCTTTCCACCAAAGATTGCTGCGCCCAACTGGCGTAGGACAACAAGATCGGGGTCGTCCATTACAATGTCGTCCATGTCCGAGGTCTCGGACGCAGCCGTGTTGGCATCGTCGCACATAGCAATCGCGGTGTTGCTGTCGTCGGCCCCGTCATCATCCCAGTCCGGCCAAGTACCAGCCCCGTCCGCGCCGTTGCAGTTCTCGTCCGAGAAGGAGGCTGATTCGTTGTCGCCCTTCGGGTTAGAGCCCTCGATTGTTGGCGTCGTGTTGGGCCGGTCGGCTTCATCGTCACTACCCCGCCAGCCAAGACCGCACCAGTATTGCTTTGCGTTGACAATGTTGGTGCCGACATGGAGGAAGTTGAGGGGCATATCAGTGACGCCAATCGAGATGTCCAAGACACCATCTACCCAGAGCTTGTAGTTGGTTCCATCGAACTGCCAGCGGAGACTGCGACTTACATTCGTGTCGCGTGCTGAGCCGTAAGCGTTATTGCCGCCCTGCTGCGTGAGCCGATACCGGAATGTGGTGTTGCTTTGCGGGTCGTATTTTGTGGTGCAGAAGCCGCCCCCGCCATCCATGTCAAATCTGCAAACGTTCTCCTCCGGCCCCAACCCGAAATCTACTACCGCCTCGATCCGGTGCGCCGCACAGACGGGCCACTCAAAGTTGAGAGGGGTTGGCACTGGCAGCGCCCCCGGTCCTACAGTAAACGCATGGGCAGCCAAGCCCGGTGCTTCTTTAATCCAGTAGCAGTTGGTTACAGGAGGTGCTTCGGCATCGTCGTCAGTAGTCGCCACAATCAGGGCTGACGTAGTCTGGGCATCGCTCTTGAGCATCTGCACTTCCAGGAACGTCGGCCCCAACCCAGCCCGCTCGACGTATGCCATCAGGGCGTCACCCCCGGCAGCACAGAGGTCGTGGCCTCTGCCAGGGTTGTCCACATTGAAAATTGCCCGTCGCTGCCTATGCCGATATGCACGTCTGGATACCCGTACAACTTCCAGCCACGGCATAGCGCCTCCCCGCCGTCCGAGGTGACCGTGTCCCCGTTCGCGTTCGTGATCTGGAACTTGCCCCAGTAGCGCCAATTTCGCGCCTCGAGGTGCTTGGCTAGCATGTCGAGTTCAGCCGCCCTAGCAACCGCCCTGAGCGCCGTCAAAGAGGCCGTAGCGGCTACTGTAGTTGCCAGGGAGACGACAGGCTTCCCGCCTACGCTGTTGATCTTCGCGGGTATCGGTAGGCCCTGACTAAGCCGCACTTCTCTACGCTTTTCTAGGAACGTCAGTATCACTAACTGCTCTGTCTCGTCGTCTAGGAAGACACTTACGGTGGGGTCGGTAAGGTAGGCCCCCAGGCTGACTGCGTCGGGGTAGTAAGCTGGGTTGGGGACGGTGCCCATGAGCCGAGCGGCCATGACAATATCAGGCCCGCCGTCCTCGCGCTCAGGGTCGAAGCGTAGGCGGCGGATCATGCTGCCCCCTCGTAATACGCCATGTTTGTCTTCAACTGCTCGTCATTCGGACGGGCCGAAAGCGCCTTGGCCCCATACAGCCGCGCCTCCCCTGAGCGCCCTATCTTGTGAAGGCAGACGGCCAGGAGATCGTACCGCCGCCACTCGTAGATGTCCCGGTCCACGAAGAAGCCCCCCGGCTCGGGGATAGTCGCGGCCTTGAACCATGTGGCTCCTTCCGCATACCGCTGTTGCTCGTAACGCAACTTGCCTAGATAGTAGAAGCCTTCCACCACGGTCGGGCATATCTCGATGGCTTTGAGGTATGCCTGCGCCGCCGCATCTGGGTCGCCGAGCGCCTGCCAGCACATGCCAGCGATAACGCAACCCCGCGCCCGCTGGACGGGCCAGGATATAGGCGTCTGTAGCATGAGCCCGATCAGTCCTATCGCCTCGTGATGGTGCCCCTTATTGTGGTGTTCCCGCGCTAGGTAGAAGAGGTTCCGTTCGTCCGGCGCTTCCTTGCTCAGATTGCTTCGCAGCGCCACGAAGATGTCCTTATGGTTCGGGCGGTCGCCACTGGGGCGGTTCAGGTGCTCGACTACGATTTGCGGCGCTGCTGTTCTGATAGGCCCGCTCAGCCAGTTGTGAGCGGCACCGTGCCATCGCCACGCCCCGTTATGCTTGTGAAACAGCTCTTGGCGAATGAAGTCGGTTTCGACATTGCCAGCCGCGTCACGCTTGAAGATCAGCTTGGGCGACAGGCCATCCTCCTTGCCCTCCTCAACGATCCTCCGCATCGCCTCCTTGCCCTCTAGCAAGATCTCGTCAGCGTCCTGCCAGTAGAGGTAGTGACCCGAGCATAGGCTCTCGGCGTAATTGCGGGCCGCCGCAAAGTCATCTATCCAGGGGAAGCGGCCAATCTTGGCACCGAAGGACTCGGCGATCTCTATAGTCTTATCCGTCGAGCCCGTGTCCACGACCACGAGTTCATCCCAGACGCCCTGTAGCGACTCTAGGCATTGGCCTAACAGCTCCTCTTCGTTCTTCGTGATGAGTACGACGGTGAGCTTGGGCCGGCCGGCTGGGTGAGCCGAGGCGATCACGTACCGTTCCGAGTAGGCGTGGCCGCACACCTCACCGAGAGGCTGTAGCTTTTCGCTCATGCCGTTCAGGTGGAAGGTGCGGACGTGCGCGGCGTCCGGCACCGCGTCGCCGTTGGGGGTCGTGACGATCAGGCGACCGTCCGGTGCCAGTGCGCGCTTGACCTTCTTGAGCAGCTTGGTCTCAGCGGCGTCGTCTAGGTGCTCCAGCAGTTCGCCCAGGACGATGGTATCCCACGGGCCATCCGGCGTAGGCAGCCCTCGGTTGCCTAGGAAGTCGCGGACATCGAATGGGAAGCCTGGAGCGCGCTTCTGGGCGCGAAGGCACGCCTCTCGTGAGAAGTCTAGGCCCACGTAGAAGTCTTGCCGCCCGTCGCCCAGCGCCACTGCCAAGGCTCCATCGCCGGATCCGATGTCCAGCACCCGACCTCGGCAGAGTTCGGCGACGAACTGGACGCGCTGCTCATCCACCGCGTAGTCGCCCCGGTAGACCTTGTCATAGTAGGCGGCGTCTTTCATTATGTAGGGTCGGCCTCCAGCGTCACGGTGCATTGGGTGATGGTTGAAACGCTATCCACGTTGATCCGCATGACAGCACGCGCCGCCATCGTCGTTGTCCATCCTGTGAGCGTCTGGTCCTCATCCTTGTCGGCGCCGGAGATTTCCAGTTCGTGGCCGGCACAGATTGAATCGGCATCGGTGGGCGGATGGTTGGCATAGCTATCAACGAAGATGTCCACCTTGATACTACCAGTCACGTCGGCCAGGAGCCGACCACGCTTCAAGGTGAGCGCCACGTTTGGCATATCGATAGCTGGCCGTGGGCCGGTAGCAAGAACCTCGCCGCCACCATCCATCATGATGAGAATCTTGCGCTGGCTAGAGCCTGCCGTTCCCTGTGATCCGGTAGGGCCAGTTGGCCCAGCAGCGCCAGTTGCCCCCGCAGTTCCCTGGGTGCCCTGTGAGCCGGCGGTTCCCTGGCTTCCTTGACTTCCTGTAGGCCCTGTGCCACCCGTGGCACCAGCCGTTCCCTGAGTCCCTTGCGCTCCGGCGGTACCTTGCGCGCCAGTTGGCCCCGTGGCACCTGTGCTACCAGCGGTGCCTTGCGTTCCTTGACTACCTGCCGTACCCTGTGCGCCGGTGGGGCCGGTGGTTCCTGTGGCCCCCGCAGTTCCCTGCCCGCCAGCCGTTCCTTGGGCACCCGTAGGCCCTGTTGGGCCCGTCGCTCCTATTGTGCCCTGCGATCCTGCGGTTCCCTGAGAACCTGTTGGCCCTGTAGGACCCTGGGCTCCCGTTGCGCCTGCTGTGCCTTGCGGCCCCGTAGGCCCCGTACCAGCCGTCCCCGCCGTGCCCTGGGGGCCTGTAGGGCCGGTCGCGCCGGTAGGTCCGACTGGGACCTCAAACCAAGTGCTTCCATCCCACAGCTTCAGGACAGCCATACTAGAACAACTCTCCCCAACTTAGCGCGACATCCACCTCATGGCCGCTTCCGCTAGTGGCTTCAGCGGTAAGGGTGACCATGCTCCCTGGATGCAATCTCTCCTTTAGCGCACTAAGGCTGATCAATTTCGAGTCTGCCTTACCCAAGGCGAAGGTTAGAATGGCCTCACCACCAACAATACCGCTAGCAGCCACATCAACCGACGCAACAGACACAGCAGCATCATACGCGGCGAAGGCGGGCGTCCCCGTGAGCGTAGGATTGAGCCTGACGCGAAGGATAATAGGCTTCGTCCCCTCCGTCGCCACAGAGAGTTCCTCTGCCTCTATCTGCACACGGTTGAGCTTCGACTGGTGAACAACGTCGTTTCTGATTGAGAGAATGGGTATCTCAGTCGTCGCTACTGCTGCGTTCACGCCAGTAGCAGCCCGGTGAAGCGGAGCTTCCTCAATCTTTCCCTCCACAAATCCAGCCATGGAGCTAGTCTTAACCGTGAGGTTCGATGTGTTCGAGGTGTTCTTCGCCATGATGTGCAGCGGCAGCGTGGGGTTCTGCAAAGACGGCACGGTATTAGCGTTGGCATAGCGAATCTGGTGGACATCAATGAACTTGCCCGTAGTGGGATTCTCGATGGCGAACGTCAGAAGGCCGAATCCCAGCCATTGATATTGAATCTGGTAGACGTTCCCCTTTGTCGGGTCAAGGGATGGAAGAGTACCTGTGCCGTCGGCTAGGTCGAGGTTCCATGACGCTTGTGCTACCCATTCATTTGATACGGACGCACCGGCCAGAGTCTCAGCGAGGCTGGCCGCCACTCCAGTTGTATCGGTGTCTGCGAAAGACATGCTGCCTGATTTGTCCCCATCGCTCCACGACTTCAGGATGACCGTCGCATTGTTGACGTAGGCAGTCCAGCCTAAACCAACGTCTGTCCAGTCGGCGTTTGCGATCTTCACGGCCACCTCGCGGGCCGTATCATCTTCAACAACCGCTACCACCCGCGTTTCACCGTCTAGTGTAATCGTGATGTTCCCGCTCGTTGTCGTCGCCCCGTTTGTCACGGTGACGGTCTGAACCTCCGGCCCACCAAGTTCTCGCCGAAGGATGGAGAACGCATCGCCGTTGAAGCCGAAGAACAACCCGTCGCCTACATCGCCAATCCCAGCAAGTTGCGTCGAGTTGGCAACCCCGGCAGTGAACAGCGCCGTGAACCTGACTAGCGCTCCCTGCCCAGGCTCGTACTTCAAGGGCTCGATCGAGAGCATGTGCGCCGCAGAGTTGGCCGACGCCCCGCTCTGAATAACAGCCATGCCATCAGCCGCTGTGATTGTGCCCGCGTTGTTCTCCCGGCTCTCAATTAGGTCGCTGTTGATGTTGTAGGGGAATTGGACTTGAATAACTGGTGAAGGCTCTGCTACCAGCAACTCACCGAAAGCTGCTCTCTGTAGGTTGGGTTCAAGTAGATGGCTCATAAGATATACCAAGCGCTTCCGTCACATACGATGTTGATGGAATTATATTGCATCGTGATCACTTGTGTTGTCTCCCCATCTATCGTCTCGCTCCCGTTCCCGTCTATCGTGACAGCGTTCCCAGAGGAGTCGATCTTCTTGACGTGGTAGTGCCGCCCATCGTTCCCGGACGCCGCTGGCAGCGTGACCGTGATAGCCCCAGAGGAGGCGTCACACAACACGACAGTCTGAGAAGTCGTCAGCGTGTCGTCTGAAGTGATCGTCGTGACGTTCAGGACGCCGAGGCCCCCCGTCCCAGTAGCATCCGTGTCAAGCCAAAGCAGCCCTGTAGCTGGGGTCGCGGGGGCTGCCGCCGCCACTTCCGCCACACCTGTATTCCTAATCCTACGTCCGATGTTATCCCAATCACCTGTGAGGGGCCGGGAGCCATCCACCAAAACCGCTATTGCCGCCCACTTGAACCCTAACGCCTGCCCGGAGTCCGCCACCAGCATCGTATCATTAGCACCGATGCCGAGCCGCCCGATGACACCCGTAGCGGCGATGCCCGGAAGGTCTCCCTTGGTGGTCTGGGGGAAGACACTTGCGAGGAAGTCTCGCACATCCTGAGGTGAGATATCGGCTGTTACGTTGTCAGCCAGGAGCGCTTGCAGCGCAGCAAGGGTCCGAGCCGTATCGACCATCTACTCTCGCGCCGTTCTGTCCAGCGTCTCGGCGATAGCCACCAGTTCTCGCACAACACGCGCCTCGGGCCGCGCTATGAGCACTGGGTCAACCTGTATCCACCGCCTAGGCGTTACCACTCGAATCGGGCGCTCGGGGCTCATTCGCGCTCAGCCTTTCGGGCAGCATCTCGCAGGCGCTCCAGTAGTCGCAGAAACGAGCCCTCCGGCTTGGCGATCATGTTCGGGTCAGGCGGCATCACTGGACCTCCACAACCAACTGCATGATACCCGATTCCGAGAGGTCAATGGCCACCACGCGCACGACACGCTCATACCCCAGGCCCAGATCAAGGCTGGTGAACTTGACGCTATACCGGCTGCCCAGCTCGATCTTCTTCATGTCGATGGTGGATTCCACAATGGACAGGGTTGGCCGTTCCTTGACGTAATCCGGCGAGGTAAACGTACTTCGCGCTGAGGCTAGCAGTGCATCCGTAGTCGTGACAACTGGGTCCACTAATACCCGAGTACCAGCGAGCGCCGGCGAGTTCGGAGGCCCGAAGCCGCTTTTCTGTGCAGCGATGCCGCTGTCCTGTCGACCCGCTTGGTTCACCTGCGCTGCTGGGCGAGCACCGAATGCCCCTGTGCCGCCCACGGCCACGGCTGCGCTGATGTGGCCCTCTATGCTACGCGTGAGCCTTGCCCGCTGGAAGTGTCGCCCTTGTTGAAACGCCACCTCGCCGCTTCGATCGAAGCCTATACTGCCCGTCCATTTTAGAGTAGCGCCGACTGTCGCCCCCACGCTGTAACGCATAGCCCATTCCCAGCCCGTACGCGCGGCCATGTCCCGAAGAAACGCTAAGAAGGTTTCCATCTTGGGCGTATAGGGAACGGCCGGCCCTGCCTCAGTATCGAGGTCACAGGGTAGCGGCGGCTCGCCACGAGCGTCAGCCTCCTCATGGACGCGCCTGATGAGCTCACCCGATGATAGCTCTTGGGCTGCCCAGCCCTTAGCTGTGCGCGCCCTCTCGAAGAGAGTACCCGCCCAATCGGTACAGATAAATGACGCCTCTGGATCGGCGGTATCCATATCCGTCTGTGTGATGTAGCCAACCCAGGGCAGAAGTCCATCTGAGCGCTCTAGCGTGACCATACGGCCCAGTGCCAGGGCGTCAGGGTTGCTACTCACCAGAGCATCACCACGGCTGATCTTGAATGTTGCCCTGCTTGCCCTGTTTAGAACGAAGCCGTAGGCTAGAGAGCCTACCACGGCGCGGGCCTCGCCGAGTTCGCGGTGAGGCGAGTAGGGGTCGCGGAACTTGATAACGACTCCGCCGCCTGGCATTACTGGTGCTATCTCAAGCGCCGCCCACGTGATCAGGGTATCTTCATTGTTGTGGTAGGACGCTAGCGCATCAGCATCGGACCTCCCCTCATTCATGACGCGCACTTCCATTTGCTGACCGTCGAAGAACCGATACGGAGCACTCGGCGGGATCAATTCAGCCCCAATGCCATGCTTGTCCGTTCCCGTGTAGCTGATTGTTCCCGACTGCGTTACGGGGAAATCACCGCCCGTGTCCTCAACGCCATCGATGTAGAGGCGCACCGTCGTACCATCCCACGTCACCCTGATCGTGTAGCGCGTGCTCGTGCTTAGGGCGCTAGAAAACCAATACGTGTCCCCAGCGCCAGTCAGAAAGACAGCGACCTTGTTGGCGTTAGCTCCGTCACCGCGCACCTGTAGATAGATGCCACGTTGCAGATAGACTAGTGTATCCCTGCCACCATCGGCTGCCTGGAAGGCGTCAACGGAGATCACCACCTCGATAGTGAAGGCATCAGCAGGATTCAGGTTGGAACTCTGCCCGCAATCCAGGTACTCGCTAGCGGCAAAGTCGAAGTCCTGCCCGTAGCCCGTCTTATCATCCGCCTGCTGCGTCGGAGATGTGGCTTCCGCCGAGCTCTGTCCATCCGGCTTGTCGGTGTTCGGAGAGGTGTCGGGACAGTGCAGCGAACCGAATGTTACGTGGGGGTCCATCTTGCATTCAACAAGCCGATCCGAATGCCGGCCTGCGAGATACCACGTAGTAGCATCAGCGGCCAAGTCCACCAAGCCCTGGCCGAGCAAATTGGCTCCAGAGTCTACCGGCACTGCCCAGCGGCGGACATGATCGAAGCCGCTCCCGTTCCAATGCCACTGTTCGACATAGCCACGCCTCAGAGGCGGGCCGGAGTCATGGATCGTGCCGATGAAGTCCGTGTCCGAAATCCATTTGACATCCTGAAGGCCGAACTTGTTAGCGGGGATGCTGTCGAACAGCTCGTAGGCGACCGGATTTGCCCAGCCTGGGTAGTCGTAGCGCACCAACACACATTTCTTACCATCGGCGGTGCCGCTAGAACCTCTGCCGCCGAACATCACCCACCAGTAGGTCGTCGCACCGTCTATCGAATGCTTGGCCACGCCCTCCGGGAAGGCATAGCTACCGAAGGCAACATCTTGATCATCAATCTGCGCTAACGTGCTCAAGTTGTATGACGCGACGTGAGCCCAGGTCTCTGGCTCCGCGCCCAAATTGCTCCGCACTGTGATGTAGAGCTTGCCGTCAATCACCGCGCCAGTCGAGAATTTGAAATCTACTTGGGGCGTGTACGCAGTATCATTGTATTCCTGCTCCGTCTTAGAAGCGATGCCATATTTTCGTAGTACATTCTCATCGCTGGCCGAAGGGGCACCTGCTGCGCCACTAGGCCCCTCACTTGAAATCAAGTACCAACTACCGCCAACCTCATCGACCGCGATGCCCTGCCAGACTGCGCTACCGCTGGCATCCGTCGGCAGACCGCTCAGCTCATCTGCTCTTTCGGTAAGGGCGGGGCCATCGCCCATGTGCCAGACACCTAGATAGCTAGCATCCCAGGGTGCACTCGGATCATTATTCCAGGCATCGCCCACATAGAGTGTGTTCGCTGAGCGAGAGGCGTTCCAGTAGAGATAGAGAGCGACGCTGGAACCCGCGCTTAGATCGACCGGCCCAACCCAAAGGTGTGCCTTCTCATTCGCCCAATCCCACATGGCGATCTCGACCGCGATCTGTGTCGTGCCATCTACCAGCGTTACCGCGATCTTGTACTCACCATCGGTGACGTACTTCAGATCATCGAAGATCGTCGTGAGGTCTGCACTAGTGATACCCGCATCGGAGGCGAGCCGTAGATGCAATGTGAAGTCTGCAACGTCCGCCGATACTAGGCTGGAATCAACCGAAAGCCTAAGTCGCTTGTTATAGCCGGGAAGCCAGTCGGCCATCTACACCTTCACCCCCCTGTGCGACGCCGCGAGATCAGTATCCGTCATGCCCGCTTCCGTCCAGGTGAAGGTGTTGGTGCCGGGCTCTGCGGCGGCCCACTCGGTAATATCGGTAGGCGTCACCGCCGCTGCGAGCTGCATGGAGTGGTTTCCCTCCACCAGCGTCACCACCTGATCCTCGCAGTCAATCGTGAGCACCTTCGTGAGCGGTACCCACACGTCGAAGGTGAGGGTGTCGGAGTTGAGGTCGTTGGTGAGCACGCCGTTGAAGTGGTACATCGTAACGCCGAAGCTGGCCTCGCGGCGCACCTGGGGCACCATGTTGTCCGCCGCCGCGTCATCAAGGTCGAGGATCAGCTTGTCGTAGTCGGCTTCTGTTTCTTGCCGAAGGTTCTCAGCTTCCGCCTGGACGGGGCCTGTGCCGTCGTGGATGATGTTGAAGACGGCCGCTATGCCATCCTCAAAAGCGGGACTGGCATCCTCGAAATAACAACGGTCGTTCGGCGTATGCACCACACCAGTGCGCCAACGGAGGGTGCCGCTGACGATGCTGAGCAAGGTCAGCCGCAGCCCATATGTGCCAGCAGCCAAGCGCAATGGGGTTGCTGGCTGATAACCCTCATAGGCGTATGCAGGACTCTCCTCCAGAGTGTCATCTGAAATGCCACTCCCGAGGCTCAGCAAGACATTATTATTAGCTGGATCATCTGGATCGGCATTGTCCGTTAAGTCCACATCAAACGTGAAGTCATCACCTGAACTGGCTCGGTGTAGAGAGAGTTGAAACTCAGTAACAGTGCTGTCCTGATTCAGCACAAACTTCTGGTGAATCGCATAGCCGGGCGTCGCCATACTAAGCGCGTCAGTGCCGGTCTTGCTGCCGGTGATAACGCCACTCACGGCCATAAGGCTCAGCTCCGGGAACCGCGACGCAGGGGTGATCTGCTCAGCCGCTAGGTGGCCTTCGTCTACGTCCTGAAGGTCTGCCAGATCGACCTCTAGGCCAGCTTCGTCCCGCGCCTTCATAAGTAGGCGCGTGGCGAGACGCGGCTGCGCGTCATACGTGATAGCGTTCGCCGCCGCCTCAATCGGCACGGCGAGGCTTAGCGTGAGCTGGTTGGTGTCGAGCTTGCCGGCAGCTGGGGCGGCATCCTTGAAGCCCACCTGATCCTCGGATTGCTCAAGCCGCAACGCGGGCGCGAGATCATCGCTGGCCTGTTGCTTCAAGGCGCGGAATTGAGCGCTACGGTTCGGGTGCGCCTTGTCCAAGAACGCCGTCTCGGAATCGTCGGACTCGTCGCCGTAGTACCACTTGTTGGGCAGGCTGGCTCCGAGCTGGATGCAGGGTCGCCGCTCTATCGACGCCTCCGGCGGGAAGAACGTAGCCCGGCCCATGCTCGCACCGATGATGAACAGGTAGTCGCAGCGGTAGACAGGATCGGTGCCCGGCGTGTGGCCCGCCGCCGTGCTACCCCAGGCTCCGCGCTCGATTGTGGTGAAGCCCTTGCCCGCTAGGTCGCGGCCCGTGTAGGTGATCAGTTCATCGTCCACAACAAACTGACCGCTCTCGGGCATATCAGAAATGTCTTCCTCAACACGCCAAGTGCCACCATCCGCAGGATCATTGGATTCGATGCCCTTTACATCAACGGCTGCCCGCGCTGTCATCTTCTTGCGGGCAGGCCCAGAGAGGTTGACCCAGAGTTTCGTATTGGCGGTGTTCATGCCGTGCAGCCAGCGCTCGACTCGGACGCCGTTGATCCACACAACGATGTCGTCGCCGTTCTCTAGTATCCGGCTCCTGGTGATTGTGTTGGGGTCAGTATGCCCCGCCGCCGTGGTGCCGCCGATACCCCGAACACAGCCCGTCAGCGTACTACCGTCATTGCCCGTGTAATAGATTTGCTCGTCTTCGATAAAGATCATGCCGTCCGGGCTATCGAGCCCCGCGCCCGCCTCGCCATCGAAAGCGATGCTCGTAATGGAGGCGTTGATATTGCCATTCAGAGCCGCCGTATCGGCGGCCACCTTCACCAGCGCCGCTGTGTCGTAGTCGCCTGCGCCGTCCGCCGTGGCGAAGAGTTGCACTGGATAGTTCTTGAAGGGGTACGGACTTCGGTTCACCACGAAGCCGCGCAGCGACAGGGCGAAGTCATCGACCAGCGTGTCCTTTACCGTCTGCGGCGTGAGGGTGAAGGTGGGCCGCGCCTTGCGGTTGCCTGAGTTGACGATGGCTATCGTGTCGCTGTCGCCCGTCATGGGGTTCGTCGCAGTGTCGGTGTCAGCGACGTTCTCCTCCCAGACGGGATTGGGGACGTAGAGCCTGACGATGAAGTACGCCCTGTTTTCGGGGTGGCGGTCAACGCCGATCACGCGGCACTCGACCCTCCAAGCATTCCCATCGCCGTCATTAGCCACGAGGTTAGCTAGGCCCCGATCCTCGTTGAATACCCTGTGGAAGGCCAGTAGGAGCGCGTCGGTACTGCCCGTGAGAATGCAGTGCAATTCCCAGACTGCCGGCCTAGGCTGCGCCCTAACGTCCTGTGTTCCACGTGAAACAACCGCCGCGCCGACAGGTGCCATGGGCCGCGAGGTTACGGGGCTGTTGGCTGGTCGAAACTTGACGTCGGTAAACGGCGAGGCGGTGAGGTCTTCGCCAGCAAACGTCTGTGGGGCGTATGTATACTCAGACAAAGCTGGCACCTAGTGCATCTAGCCCCGCCTGGGGATCGCCCTGAATGATGATCTGATCTGGGAACACGTTGACGATGGTCGAGGCCGGGTTGCCCGCTGCCAGGGCACGAGCCGCTACAGGATTGGGTACCTCTAGCGCGCCCGCCTCACCAGTGCCCGGCCTGCTGAAGCCAAGCTGCTCAAGGAGAAGCAAGGATGCGCCCATAGAGAACCGCTCCAAGCCGCCGAGGATACTCGTGAGATTGTTGAGTTCGTCGTTGATCCGCGCCACTGCGTCAGCGTCAGCATTAGCAGCGGCCTCCATATCGGTCAGCCCCTCTATGATCAGATCGATTGCGTCCTTGTTGAGCCCCCAGAACTTGAGCATGTCGCGTAGGTCTTCGATGCCTCGCAGGAAAGCGGCATCCATCGCGTCGCCAAGCTGAGGAAATGAGTGCAGGAATTCCTCTACTTGCTCTCGCGTCAAGTCGAAGAACCTGGAGAAGCCACCGATCACATCATTGATAGGCGGTATAAGGGCAGCGAGCTGCCGGCGGTGCTCTTCGAATGCAGCGTCGAAAAGCTCGTAAATTGAGACTTGCTCACCAAGGCTGCGCGTCACCCGGTTGGTAGCCTCTGCCAGTTCGTCTTCCGCCTCTGTGAGTTGCTGCGTCGGCCCCAGCAACGCCAGCACTTCGGCTTCGGTCATGCCCAGTTGGTCAGCCACGATAGCGAGGGCAGTGTTCACCTCTTCGAGTTCGTCACGAAGGCCAAGACGTAGCTCAAGTTCACGCGTGCTTATGCCTGAGAGCCGCGCTAGGGCATCCACTGCATTGCCAAACGCCGCCGCCGCCTGGTCGGCTAGCGCCTGCACGAAGCGGAGCTGATCACCGACAGTGGTGAAGTCCGCCGCCAGCAGAAACTCCATGATGCGCTTGAGCTCTTCCGGGCCGACCGCCGGGCGGTCTAGGAAGGCTGTCTCGATACCGTCGATGATGTTGTCGCCGATGGCCACGCCGAGGCTACTGCCGAGCCCCCCGCCGCCGCCTCCCCCGCCTCCGCCGCCGCCACCAGTCGCGCTCGGCAGTGTGATAGCCATGATTCTGTTGATAGCAGCCTGAATGTCTGTCGGCGTACCGAAGCCCTGGATTGAAGCGTTCACCGATGTCCACTGCTGCGCCATTTCATTCATGACAGCAGATGTCCTGAGCATTTCTATCGACATGCTTCGGAACGATTGCCCAGATGCTATCGCAACAGCAGCCATGAGCTCCAGCGCTGCGCTGGCCTGCGGCCCCTTGTTGGCGACTTCGTCCATAGCGAGCGATATAGCTGTCAAGCTCGCCTCCGCCCGTGACATGAAGACTGGAAAGTCACCCGCACTCGTATTGACGGCGATCATGCTGTCGGATGTGTCGGCCAGAGCCTCACTAAGACCCATAAAGGACAGGTCAGCCGCAGCCGCCCGCGCATTCGCCTTAAAGAGCGCAGTGTTCACATCATCTAATCGGTCACTGGCGGCGTCGAGCGCTACTTTTGCACCCACCATCAAGGCAATCGCTTTCGCCGCACCCGTCAGGTTCCCTGTAAACGCAAGGGCCACAGCGGCAGCCCCAGCACCAATGCGAGCCCACTGGGCCAGAGTCTCGATGTTCTTAAGGAGTGCTCGCTCAAGTTCTAGTATCGCAGGACTAAGATCCTCAACATTGGCACGCAGAAGCAAGATTGCCGCCCCTACGGCACCAATGGCGAATAGCACGCCTGTCGGACCAGGAAGCGCCCAGGCGAAGGCGAGCCCGATGGCAGCGATGGCGGCAATGATGGCTGACTGATTCCCGAGAACGTAATTGCCGAAATCCTTCACCGCGTCGCCGACGGTCTGAATGTCCTCGCCCGCTTGCCGCAGCACCGGCAACCATTCCTCGAAGATGTCCCGCACAGCTGGTGCAGCCGTTCCGCTGAGGAACTGCATCGCGTCCGTCAGCGCTGGGAGTATCCTACTGCCCAACTCGATCATGGCCACGTTCACCTGGGCCTTCAGAATGTCAAACTGCCGCGCAAAGGTGGCGTTCATCTTCTCGAAGGCATCCTGACTCATCCCCGCCGAGTTACGCGCAGTATCGAGGTTTGTACCGAAGGCTTGCAATCCTTCTCCCGCCAGCACTTGTATGGCTACGCCAGCTTCTAAGCTGCCAAACAAATCACTAACCGCTTTATTCTCCTCTTGTGCCTTCTGCTTCAGCAACTCCATGGCCTGCACAAGATCGCCTCCCGCAGCAGTGAAGTCGCGGAAGCCCTCACCAGCAATATCCGTAAACGCCTTATTGGCCTTTGTGCCTTCCTTGCCCAACTCAGCGACAGCCGTCCGCAGCGATGTGGCAGCAACACTGGTAGGCATACCACTGGCAGCTAATGTTGCTAGCGCTGATACAACCCCTTCAATACTTACGCCAGCCGCAGCCGCGACGGGTGCCACATTGAATATGGATGCCCCCAACTCATCGATCGTTGTCTTGCCCGCCACAACGCCAGCGAATAGGACATCGTTGATACGTGTTAGTTCAGTTTCGGCTAGTCCGAAAGCGTTCATGACCGTGGTGGTGAGGTCTACCGCAGTCGCTAGATCCGTTACGCCGCCGACCGCCAGCTTGACGTTCTCATTCAGGAAGGCGAGTGCGTTGTCCGGCGCAACGCCGGCCGAAATGGCCTGGTAGAGTGCCCGCGTCGCCTCGGTGGCATCTACGCCCATCTCCTTTGAGAGATCAAGGACGCCCGCGCGTAGCTCGTCTACCTGGGCCTTGGGTGCATCGAAGAGAGTCGTAACCTCCGCGAAGGCCGTCTCGAAGTCCGACGCCATCTTGACAGCCGCGATACCGATGCCCGCGATAGCAGCCGCGCCCGCCGCCGCCGCCAATGGCATCTGCTTCTTCAGCTTGCCGCTGATCTTGTCGAGCTTGGCGCTGGCCTGATCCTTGGCCGTGATCAGAATGTCAACGGTATTTCTGGCCATCTTCTTCTTCCGACTCCGTTGGCTTTCCCAGTTCGATCAGGGTCAGCATCCTCGTAACCGAGGGCATGTCCTGCTGGAGCACGACGCTAGGCGGACACGACCAGCGCCGACAGAGATTGTCTATAGAGCGGGCGTGGGCGAGTTCTCCGGGACAGCCGTCGGCGCTTCCATCGACGTGCTTCCATTCGGCGATTTCTCGTCTAAAGGGGCGTCCACCTCGGACAGCTTTCGCACCGCCGCCGTGTAGGTATTCATGACGAGTACAGCGAACCAGGTAGGCTCCTTGCGAAGCGCTGCGCCGGTGAGTGGCCGGGGCTCGCCCTTCTCGTCTTCTAGGTTCCACGAGGTGATGCAATTCTCAACGAAGAAGTCTATCGCCTGATTGCCCTTGTCCTCGCCCTCTGCGCGCTGCAACTTCTCGAAGTGCTCCTGGGCCTCGAAGGTGAGATCCATAGCAGCCTCGATGGCCAAGCCCTGGTACTCCTCGCCCTCGAAAGACAGCCGTGCTGTTTTGCGCGGTACTTGATATCCCATGTGCCCTCCTTACGGGGTAGACCAGACGGCCGCCGTACCACTGGCGAGCTGCCCGGTTACGGCCCAGGTGGCCTCACCGGAGGCCGCGCGGGTGAGCGGGTAATCGGGGAAGACGCAATCCCCCGTAACCTGCTGCCCGCTGATCAGAATGGTCACAGTCCGCTGTTGCGTCGCATCGTTCGCGGGGTCACCGACAGACTCGAATACCAAGTGGCTCTGAGTCGCCGCATCATTGAAGACGCCGTTGAGCCCCACGCTGTAATCCGCCAGCAAGAGCAGACGCTCCATCGCGCTCTTGTCCACTCCCGTCGTATCTTGCACGCCTCGGGGCGTGCCCCAGGTCAGATTCGTGATGTCGTTGGAGAGGTCCTGTAGCGTAGGCGTCGCATCGTCCACACTGACGGTCATCCCCATGCCGCTCTCTTTACTAGCCATGGTCTATCTCCTTTCCTATGCCCAGGCGGCGGCAGTGCCGTTCCCGAGCTGTCCGTTTGCGCTCCATGTGTGTTCGGCCGTCTGGGCTCGCACCATCACGAACTCTGAGAACCGCGCCTCAGCGGCAAGTACCTTCGCGCTGATGGTGATCGTGACGGTACGAATTACACTCGTGCTGCACAGGCTCTTGAACACGTCGAAGCTCATGTCATCGGCGTCGTTGAAGACGCCGTTCAGATCGCAACTGAAGTCCGCCAGCAACAACAGCCGTTCCATCGCCGACTTATCGAGCCCCGTGACATCCTGTACGCCGCGAGGTGTGCCCCAGGCGAGGTTGGTGATGTCGTTGGAGATCGTGCGGGCGTTGCCCCCATCATCATCGACCGCCACCGCCATCCCCATGCCGCTCTCTTTACTTGCCACGGACCACCTCCCTCATCCGCTCTGCCCGTTCCAACTCCGTGCCGAAGTCCTCCATCCAGTCCTCCCCGCGCTGGTGGATAAAGGGCGACTCGCCCGTCCGTTCGCGCTTGTAGACCGGAGGCCGGCCTGTCGGAAAGCTGTGCGGGCGGAAGCACTTCTGCCCCGGCGGAAAGATGAAGCTCACGAGGCTACCCTCAATCATCTCGGTGAACTCGCGCCCGCTCTCTTTGCGGATGTAGAGTGCCTGCTGGGTCTCCGTGCCCACGACCGTTTTCCAGCCGCCGAGGTAGTGAGTACAGTCCACCTCCTCACAAGTCGCCTCACGCCTGTGCGTCGCGTAGGGCATGATCGCCCTGAAGCGTTGCTGCTGTATCTCTGGCATCGGCTACCTCCTATGTCCGATCAATATCGTCTACGGCAAGGCCACGCCGGAAGGCGCAGGCTAGCGTGGCGGTCGTGAAGGCGCCGCCCGTGCTGATCCGCACCCACTTGTCTACGGGGCCGGTGACTTCCAAGCGCTGCGCTATCTGCGCCCAGGGCGTCGCGACGTCGTTGAACTCGATCAGCTTCACCCAGTCGCCATCATCGCCGGTTGTGCTATTCGCCGAATCGTAGATGTCGTACTCGACGGTGTTCCCGGTAGCGACAAAGTGCTGTAGGAAGCCGATGCCTCCATTGGCGGTCTGAGCGGCCGCGTCCTGAATACCCGTCTCATCGGTGGCCCCGGTGTGCTGAGCTTTCGCCATCAGGAGTATGGCGTCTTCCAGACCGAAGCCCGATCCGAGGCCCTGTACCGTGCCCAGCAGCGACCCATCGGCGGGGCGAGTCCAGTTGTAATCGATCTGCTTAGCCAGCAAGCAGAGCACCGAGTCCCCGAGGGTCAAGCCCGTCAGCCACGTCATCAGCCGATCGGTGATGGGCAAGTCCTTGTGGGCGTCATGGGCCTTATCGGTGGCATCGTTGAAGAAGCAGTTGTACGAAAGCTCCCCGTCCGCTAGCAAGCAGATGCGCTCCATCGCGCTCTTGTCGATACCCGTATCCTCCTGCAATGCGCGGCCCATTCTGGCCGTGTTGATTGCCCCTGTATCGCCGGAGAGGTCGAACCCGCCAACGTATAGCGCCTGCGCCATTCCCGTCTGCTTGCTCACGCCGTCACCCCCTTCCCTTCGACCACTTTCGGCCTGGCAGTGCGCTTGCTACCCGCCCCCACTTCCTTGAGGAAGCCGCGCGCGACGAAGTGCTCGATGTCCTTGCCAGGCGGCGGCTCATACTCGTCGCCCTCGCTGTACTTCACGCCGTCCAGGATCATCAGGTCGCGCCCAGACGGGCAAGCGAGAGCGCCGGTAGGAGTGCGGCGCGGATTCATGACTCGGTACTTCTTGGGCATGGGCATCACCTCATTCCACAAAGGTTGCGTTGTCGTCAATGCGGTACCCAACTTCGATATTCAGGAAGCGGTACACTGTGTTTTCAATCGTGGCCTCGTCAAAGTGCCAAGCGAGCTCCACCGGCAGCGCGTAGGCCACGTTGCCCCCAAGGTTAAAGTCCCCGAAGAAGTCCTCCGCGATGTCGGCGCGAAACTGGTCAAGTAGGAACTCGATCTCCTCTTGGGATTCCTCTAGCCAGGTCCGGTACATTCGCAGATTGACGCGGTGTATTTCGCGTGGACCTACCAGCGTCGTCTCATCTATGTTGCCATCGTTAGGGATGATCGCCACCGTGCCGCTCTGCATCTTGGAGCGCGGTTCGCCAATGATGGCGTTGGGCGTGTAGCCTGTAGCCATTAGCTTTGATTGCATCGTCTGCCAGGCGGCCTTGTCCGATACAGCCATCAGCGCATCACCTTTGCGCGGGGACCGCGCTGCCACTCACCATCGCCCACCTTCACGTCAGCGCCGAACTTGCCATCGACCAACCAGCACACAAGCCAAGCAGCCAACCGCTTCGGCCTCACCCAGCGCGCCACGAAGGTGGCGACCTTGACGCGCCACAGGCCACGGATCCGCGCCTTGACACTAACCGTCATGTCACTAGTCACCATCAGCTTCCCCTTCTAGGCGTTCCGGGCCTAATAGGAAACCATCGAGGTACGGATCTACGCGGTCGGTGACCAAGGGGTGTTTCGTGTAGGTGACGAAGAGGCTACGCACGCCCGTGAAGGCCCGGCGCACGCCGGTGTCGCCCTCTTCTGGCGTCACCTCTACAATCTCGTGGGGCTGGCTCCAACTGAAGGCCAACACGCGCTTTAGCTCAATATCCGTGGCCAACTGACGAAGCTCCCCGGCCAGCCATGTTCGTGCTGTTTTCATGTCTGTCAGCCACCCAACTCCGCGACCATCTTGCGCCCTAGCGAACGCAGCACCCTCGGTGCCATCGCCTTGACGATGGCGACATTCTTCCCCTGCCAACTGCGGCCAGTCCTACGTGGATGGTGCAAGCTGCTCGTCATCACCAGCGTCACACCGCCCCCGAGCGTCAACTCACCGGGGCGGATGGGGTTGTTTCGCCTACCGATCCGGCGGCCCTTGCGGCGTAGCCTCTTCTCAAACTTCGGCATCGCCTGCTCGATAATCGATTGCTGCATCACTCTGTCGATACGCTTCTCAAACATCGGTCCAGTGATGCTGACGCGTACGGGATCATCAGCTCGCCCGAACGTAGCCATCCTAGAGCGACACCTTCCCGCTACACGTACACTGCTTCGAGGAGCCGAGGGTTCGGCGGGGGTACCCGCCGTACGCCTTAGCAGTCCACGTTGGGCACCGCACCGTGCCGTGGGCCGGATGCGGGCAGTGCTGACAATCCGGGCCGAAGACGATCCCCTCAGTAGCGAGATTCACAAGCTGACCTTTCCATACTTGACCTTGAGCGCTTCGCGTAGTGCCCACAGGCCGAACATCTTGGTTTCGACGCTGCCCATGTCGCCACCTACCACGCCTGTCCAGCCCGACCGCCCTTGCTCCCGGTGTGCGATGGCGTAGGCCGTGACGTACTCTGCGATGTCCCCAGGCGGGGTGTACTTGTTAATCACCGTGGCGGTATCGTGAACCGTTGCCGTGGTGCCGTTCTCGCCGCGCGTCAGCGTCAGCGTCCGTGGCGCATAGATGTCCTGGACGTCATCATGTGCTGCCAGCACTGAGGCATCGTAGGCACGCGCCACAATCAGGTTGTCGCCCGCGATGTCCTCAACTAGCATTCGCTCGGAGTTGATAGTAATAACCTCGCCCTGCTTCACCGCTGTGCCGTCTACCACCGTTACCGTGGTTTCGGCCTTATTAGGATTCAGCGCTCCATTCGTGTTCGTTCCAGTATCGAGCAGCGCCTTCGCGGAGACGAACATCGCCTCAGCCACAGAGCCGGCAGCCGCAGCAGCGCCAGGCGCGATCAGGACGGTGTTGCCCACGCCGATCAGGGCTGAATCCGTCACGGCCAACGTAACCTGGCTATCGTTCACCGCACCCACCACCGCGCCAGCGGCTATCGTGTCTTCACGGAGGCCCCAACGTCCAGTGACCGCGATTGAACGCTGTGGCGTCTCTCCTGACGCGAAGGCGGCCGAGGAAGACAGGTCGATCTCAATGCTGGTGAATGGCGGTCCCTGGTTCACTGGCTCCACGAAGTAGTCGGCCGCCACGATGGTGGTCGGCGTATCGTCCTGCGCCGCCGCCTGTAGCAGCGTCACGGCAATCAGGTCTTCGTCTGGGAACGTGAGCACCAGGGCATTGCCTATACGCTGAGGCCAGCGGAAATACTTGATCGCCGTCTCGGGAATGAAGCGGCGGTTTAGAATCTCCTCAACGTCCTCCGAGCCCGCCTCAATGTAACCGTCGATCAGAGCGTTAAGATCCGGCCCTGAGATGCCGACGGCCGCTTTCACGGCTTCGCGGGTCGTGTACCAGCGAGTCGCATTTCCCGATGACATCTAGCTCCTCACGGCAGCCTGATGGCGCAACGGGTTCCTTGTCCTGAAGTTCCCCAAAGGACAGTTGAACACCCCATTCCGCTCGACCAGCCTCTCCCCGTCGATAGGGCAGTCCACCAGCGGCGCGGTGCGTTCATCCTCCGCCAACTGGCGCTGTTCCTCCCGAATCGCGAGGAAGTCGGTCCAGCTCACGAGATGCCCACCATCGGGCGCATGATGTCCCGGAGAGTCACCACCTCAGCCGCAGTCAATTCCTTTCCGCAGATGAACGGCAAGGCCATCCGTCCGTGGAACTCGTTGACGGGCGTGGCCGAAACCCCTGAGGAGCCGACGAGCAACGGCGTAGCTGTGTTCTCCATACCCGCATAGTCGGAGACCTCGACCGTAGTGCCGTCGTTCACCGCCACCCCGTTCACGTACAGGAAGACCTGCGGGGTTGCGATGGTGCCATCATAGGTGGCGACCACCCACTGCCACTGATTGATCGTGAGCGCGTTATCGCTGACGGCAATCTCCGTCTTGTCCACGCTCTCGTCAAAGAGCTCTAGGTTGAGCAGGCTGCTCGCGTCGATCCAGAACCGCCACTCCCGCACGGTTGCGGAATACTTGGACAGGAGCGTGTTCGACACGATGGCGTTGGGCCGTATCCAACAACCCACCGAAAACGCCTCGTCAGCCGCGCCGGCCCCGAACGAGTACGCTGTGTCATCAATACCGGCCAGGTGGTGGTCCCCCGTCGGGTGGAAGTGGTAGCTGTAGAGACCGCCGGGCAGCAGCAAAGGCGCGAAGTCATCCTCCAACGCCTCTGCTGCCGCCGCAGTCTCCGAAGGGATCAAGTCACCGACACCGATGCCACTGACTAGCGTACCCGTCTTCTCCCAGAACGGCCACAGGGAGGCCTTGGTCGTCCCGAGGATCGTCATAATCGAATTCAGCTTGGCCACAAGGCCAGGATTGTATTCGCTCATGAACTCGCTCCCTTACGCGGCCTCGATGTACGACCCGTCATCGAGCGGGACGTAGAACACCACCCACCTAATCACGCCAGTTCCATCGTCGCCGGTCTGGACAAGCTGAATGGCGTCGGCTGTCGCCTTCCGCCCAAAGATGATCGGCGAGGACGGCATACCCGTGAAGTTAGCGCCTACGTCAATGATGGGATCGTTGCCGGTGCCGTTCAGAATCACCGCGACTTCGCCCGTCAGGAAGTAGAGTGTGCCGACAGCATCGACATCAATAGTCGTAGCCGCGCACAGGTCGATGGTATTCGTCTCGGTCTGTAGCTTGATGGTAGTTGCGCCAGCGTCGGACACGTTCGTGATCTGCCCGAAGAGCAACTTGATCAGGTTGCGGCCATAGGTCGTGAAGATGTTCGCGCTGAATTCTGTAGCGAGGAGCTTCTCCACGCGAATCCCGAGGTTCGTCTCCCGCAGGGCCACGCCTGGAATTAGATTTGCCATGTCATCTGCCTCCTTTACGCGGCCTCAATGTAGGCGCCCTCTTCGAGCGGGATGTAGAACACCGACCACAGAATGACCAGCGTTGCCGATGTCCCGGTCTGGGCAAGTTCGATGGCGTCTGCTGTCGCTGTGCGGCCGAGAATGACCGGCGATGACGGCATGCCTGTCTTGTTCGCACCGACATCGATGATAGGAACGTGAGCCGTGCCGTTCAGGATGACGGCCCTTTCGCCGGTCAGGAAGTACAGCGTGCCAATCGGGTCGGTCGTGACTGTCGTCGCGGCACAGAGGTCAATCGTGCCGGTTTCCTTCACCAGCTTGATGGTCGTCGCGCCTGATGCCTCTGCCACCGTCACCTGGCCATAGAGCAGGGTTATAAGAACCTGCCCAAACGTCGTGAAGATGTTCGCATCCGCCGCCGCAGCGAGAAGCTTCTCCACGCGACGCCCGAGCGTCTGAGCCCGCACTGCGTCGTCTTGTGATGGGTTGCTCATGCGCTACCTCTCTTCCCTTGCGCCTGCTTCGCAGGCCCAGCGTCACTCGTGGTAGCGCTGCTGCCGGTCGGCCCCGCCGATGTCGTCGCCACGGGCTCTGGCGCTGCCGGTTCCTCCGCGACCTTCGCCTTCGGGGCCGCCGCCTCTAGCGCCGCCCGAGCAGCCGCCACATGCTCGAAGATCGGGTGAGGGTAGTGATAGCGTCTCCGCAGAATCCCCTCGATTCGGTCGAGTGCTGCTTGCGCCGCTTTTACGTCAGCCATTAGACGCCCGATGCCGGGAGGTTCTCCGGCGCCCGCTGCACCAGCAGATCGTGGACAATGGCGGTACACTGAGGCGCATCGCTAGTGGCTTCTACGCTGTCGAAGCCATCCGACAGTTCACTCGCCCCGATGTAGATAACGGCACAGTCGAACGGTGTGGTGTCCAGCTTCACGAAGTTACTGTCATCATCCAGCGTTCCGCCCGCATCGTCCGTCTCAGCCGTCCAGACCCCGCCTATACCGTCACCAGCGTGGTAATTGTTCAGGACAGTGAGCGCCTGCTCGTCCGCCCCAGCGACGCTTTCCTTGAAGTCGGTTGACTGCGCGCCGCCGTTCTCGTAGAGAACGAAGGTAACGCCGCTCGCATTCTTCAGCGAGATATGAATGCCCGATGCAAGCGGGATGACGTTGATGACTCTTCCTAGTGCTTTCATTTCCTTTTCCTCCTCCGCAGGGGGTTTATTGCCTGCGGTTGAATGGCCGGGGCGAGGGGTTCATTGCTCGCCCCGGCTGGCTTGCTTTCCTACTACGTCCGAGCTTCAATCGCGACGAACGGGCTTACGGTGTCACCATTGGCGGGCTGGAAGGCCGACTGAATCCAGGGCCTTCCATCCACACGCTCTTTGACGCGTAGGGCCGTTCGGTCGGTCGTGAAGTAAACGTGCTCGGAGGTCTCCAGGCTTACCGCCTGGCGGTCGCCGATCAGGTAGTAGCTCAGGTCCACGAACACGAGGTCGCCCTGGTCGCCGAGGGTTGGCACCTTCTCGCTGATGATCAGCGGGCGGCCCAGCATCGTCATCAGCGGCGCGCTCCTGATGTCCACCAACGCCACGGGGGCGCCGCCGGTGCCGACGGGAATCGAGAGCGTCATCAGCTCCTTGAAGGTGTTCTGGTTCGTAATCCAGACTGCCCGGTCGTGCGAGCCGGGTATCATCCGCGCGAACATGTTCAGCACGTTGTTTAGCACGATGGTGTCGGCGAGCTGCTCGCTCTCCTTCGTTATCGCGATGATGGCCGGCGAGTTCAGGAAGCCTAGGGGCTCCCCCGTGCCGGTGCCGCTGATGAAGGCGGTATCCTCGTAGAAGGCAAGCCCCTTCGGGACGGCCTGCATGAGGAAGCTGGAGAGCGCGGGGGCGTCGGCCCAGAGTTCGTTCGGAATAGCTGCGAGCCCCGTCAGCTTGTTGGCCTCCAGCTTGACGCGCCCGAACTTCGCCTCGGTGGCAATCAGCTCTTCCGCCTCGTCTGTCCAGTAGAAGATCATGCCGCCCATAACGGAGCCGACGTTGGTGGTCGAGTCCACGAACGGCATCAACTGAGTGAGCGAACTCATCGTGATGACCGTCGCCAAAGGCCGCACAATCGACTTCTCTAGCGCGAGTTGCAGGATTTCGGAGCGCTGCTCTTCGGGAATCAGGAAGCCGCCCAGCGCCGGATCGATGGAGCTGTAGGCGTTCTGAACTTCCTTGACCTTGTTGAGCTTCTCCATATCGGGCGCGGGATTCTTGTGCCAGATGGTCTTGGCGAAGTCGCCTATGTTGACGAATCCGAGATCGTTCATTGCGATGCCCGGTGCCGTCGGGTTATAGGCAGCGTTGGCTGCCGCGCCACTAGGTCCGCCACTCGGTGCATCGCCCGGCCCCAGCATCGGCGGTCGCTTCGGTACGCCGTGGTCGGTCATGAACTCCCCGAACGCGTCCTTGACCTGGGCCTTGATGCTTGCGCCGATCTGCTCCTGTCCAGCGAGGTTAGCCTTCACCTGTTCCGCCACCTGATCGGCGATGGAGCCCCGGTCATCGGTGGCCTTCGCATACGCCTTGATCAGCGCAGGGAACTGACCGGCAGCCTGTATCTCGCCCACCTTGCCTTGATCGTTCATCAGCTCTTCGAGCTCGTCGACCCCCTCGGGGATCTCAATCTTCTTGCCGTCGCCAAGCTTGAGCGCGCCGTACTCACTCGCGAGTAGGCGGAGCACCCTGCTTCGCGGCCACTTCGCCTTGAAGCGCGCCCATGCTTGGATCATGGGGTTGGAAAGTACCCGGTACGGCCTTGTGGTCATGGCCACTAGTACTGTCATCAATGGGTTCATGTGTCTCTCCTTCTTACCTTCAGCCCTGCGCCAGCCCACTTGTTCCGGCCTAGGGCGCTTCCTACTTATGCAGCGACCCCCTCCTTGATTGCTTCAAGGAGGTCGAACTGAGGGATCGCCTGCTTTCGTACGACGTCGCTGGTGCTCGCGCGTACTGCGTCCAGGACAGCGAAGGGGATCGGTGTATCACTGTTCTGGATGCGCTCAGCCGCCCTGGCTGCCACGTCCTCTTCGTCCTCTCCGTCTACGCGGTCAGCTAGCCCGATGGCGACTGCCTCGTGATCAGAGAAGAACGTCTCGGCCTTCATGCGCTCGCGCCACTCAGGGATGGTGCCGCCAGCTCGCTTGGCGTAGAAGCCGGCGATGTTGTCACTTGCCTGGTTCAGCATCCCCGCCATCCGCGCCATCTCGTCGGCGGGACCCATGCAGAGCCCGCTAGCCTCGTGGATCATCATCGTGCTGTGAGGCGCCATGATGATCTCGTTGCCAGCCATCGCAATGAAGCTGGCCGCCGAACCGGCCATGCCGTCGATCCAAACGGTGATCTCTGCCGGGTGACTCCGCAACGCATTGAAGATAGCGATGCCATCCCAGACGTTGCCGCCGAGGCTGTTGATGTGCAGCGCGATCTTCTTCGCCTTGATCTCGCGCAGCTCGCTGGCGAAGTCGCTGGCGGATACGCCCCGGTCGCCGATCTCATCGTAGATGTAGATTTCGGCTTCGGCTTCGGTGACGTTGCTGATGGTGTACCAGCCCGCGCCAGGCTTCTGGCCTCGTGTCTCCCGCTTCGTTCCTAGTATCGCCAGCAGTTGCGGGAGATCCGCCGTCGGCCGCAGGCTTGTGAAACTCTTTAGGCTCATACGCCTCTCCCAGCAGGCACGAAAAAAGCGCCCACTCCTGAGGGGCGCTGGCCTGCTGAAGGCGCTACGGCCCGCTGGAACTGGCGCTCATTGGCTGGCGAGCAGCGCGAGAACGCTCATATTCAGTTGTCGCCTACATGCTAACGGTGTCCTGGGGGATTGTCAAGAGGGGATACCTATATCCAGCTTCGCCTGAACGGGCACCGCCACCCCGCTCTCCCTGTACTTCAGGTTGAAGCGTTTCGCAATCGGTGCCCAGTAGGCATCCCACTGAGCACCGTTCAATGAAGTCGCCTCTTGCCTAAACGGCTTCTGGAGCACTGCTTCAAACAACGGCCCCATAAACTTCCGCCCCTTTTGCCATGACTCGGGATACCTCGCATCCTCACAGGCACCGATCCCGACAATCATTCGGCAGATATCCTCAAAGCCCGGAGCCCAGGTTGCCCTATTGGTGAACGCGACGCTCACCCAATACATGCCGTCGCCCTTCGCGTAAAAGGTGATTTCCTCCGGCTTAACTATCAATTTCGTCACCCCACGAGGCCCAGCCTGTCCGCTCGTTGCGCGCGAACAGCTCAACGTACGGGCCATCGTACATCGCCTCGATCAAGGCATACACCTCATCAGGCTTGCGCGAGTGCTCGCGGCGCTTCGCTTCAATGACCGACCGCACAAGGCTGCCTTCGATGGGCAGGCATGAACCCTTCGTCGCCACGCACAGCAACTCGTGCGCCCCGTAGTTGTAGAAGCCTGCCACCTGCTGGGTCTTCACCCAGACGAAGTTGGTTTTGTACACGAAGCCCCAGCCGCGAAAGACTACGAACATATCCTCCAGATGAGGATTCGTCACCCACATGAACAGGACAGCGGAATCAGCCGCGATGGTAGCCACTCCGCGCCCGTCGTCGTCTTTGAGTTCGGCGATCTCGTCTGGCGTAAGAGTCCGGTAGTGCTGGGCAGCGCTCGTTTCGAATCCGCTGTTGTCGTAAGCCCAAGGCGGATCAGCATAGAGAACCTGATACGTGCCAGCTGGCAGCGGACCAGCCTCGCCCGGCTGGGGCTGGATCGCCTGCCGTAGTTGCTCAACTGTCCAGCCCTCAAGCTCAGCACGGCTCAGCCACGCCTCAGCGCCTTGCTGGGCGGCAACTACCTGGTGATGGCCCCAAGTGAGATTTTCCGAACGTTCGGAAAATCTGGCGGCGACCCGCTTGTAGTCATACAGCGTCTTCGCAACGACGCCGACCCGTGCCGCGTACTTCTCTAGGTCGCCCTCGCCATAGCTGGTCTGCACGTCGCCCGCCAGATCCCCCAGTCGCCAGGCACTCTGATCGCCCAGCTTGCGGGCCTCGATGCCCTCGTTGACTAATGTTTCCCAGTCGGCCATGCGCTACTCCTTAGAAACAGTGGTCCCCGCCCCCGCCTACGTTGATGCGACGACATGGCGGTAGGGCAGGGACGGGAACCCGAGTTGAAAGCGGTGTGAGGGTAGCCATATCGTCGTACCTAGAAGGTACAACCGCCGAGCTGGTATGTCAATAGGTGGAGGGGCTTGGCGGAAACGGCAGGACTCGAACCTGCAAACCTTTTACAGCCACCCGGTTAGCAACCAGGCTCCTCATCCAGCCGGATCATTTCCGCGTGGTAGCGCCGGAGAGATTCGAACTCTCACTGGACGGGACTTGACACCGCTGCCTCTACCTGTTGGGCTACGGCGCTACGATGGTAGGGGCGACAGGGCTCGAACCTGCACTGGACTGGGCTTAAACCGAGCGCCTCTTCCATTTGGGCTACGCCCCTAATCTGCTGGCGGAGACGGAGAGATTCGAACTCCCAACCCTGTTACGGGCTACGCTTTTCGAGAGCGCTACACACACCGATGTTAGCGTCTCCACGACCTCTATTCTACCATCTACAGTACAACATCGCTCGGCAGCCCCAGAATGGCCAACGCTGTCTCTTCGTCATCTACCTCAACCCGCCCCATCACCATAGGCACGAGCGCTACGCCGCCCGCCACAGAGCACACCGCGCCGACCTGGCCCGCCATGACCGCACGCACTGCGTAAGCCTTACCAGCGACACCCAAAGCCCGCTGGACCTCACCGAAGGCGACGGGGGTATCGGCCAGCAGCACGCCCGCAATGGCGACCCGCCGCTGTACCGCCGGGCGGACGCCCAGCCTGCCCGCTACTAGCGCACGGGCGACAACTGCGCCGCTGACTTCGGCTCGGACTGCTACCCGCCCGACCGCCGCCGGCGCTGGCGCTAGACTTACGCCGCCTACCTGGACCTGAACAGCCGCCCGCCCAACCGCCGCCGGCGCTGGCGCTAGACTTACGCCGCCTACCTGCGCCTCGACAGCCGCCCGCCCCGTTATGCTCGCTGTCGAGTCCGCCGCGCCAGTGAGACGCTGTAGGACACCAACGCGCCCCGTCGTTGCGATGCCCGCAATGAGCGCCCCGGCCACCCTTTGCTGAAGGCGGACGCGGCCTATCGTTATCGTGAACTGGAGGGCCGCACCCCTGATCTCGATTCGGCGAAGGCGTCGTCGGCGTAGGGCTACACCGCCGCCTGTGCCACCACCACCACTAGGCGGGCGCTCCTCCTCGGCGACGGGGGCACAAAAGCCACGGTCGAAGCCCGACGAGAAGCCGCAGCCTGTGGCCACTACGGGAGTCCGAGAGTGAAGAAGTCCGGGTTGAAGAAGATGCGATCCCCCGCAAGAATCGTGCGGGCCTCTTCGAGCCTCCCGCCCCCAAGGTGTTCCCCTCGTTCATCGAAGACGCCCCAGCCATCAATAGACTGTTCGCTTCCCATCTTCCGAAAGGTAGCCTCGTTCACGTTTGCCACAAACCGCACATCGCCTTCCGTAGTCTGCGGTGGCCCGAACTCAATAGGCTGCCGCTCATACTCCGGGTCGTTCAGTTCGTCCTCCCCATCGAAGAGGCCCAGGAACAGGCCGCGCCCTGAGAGGCCAGCGAGCCATCCGTCTCTTACTTCCGCTGCGAAACCATTTATCAGCGTCATGATGTTACTCCCATAACCGTGCTTGGTCTGCCGTGAATGGCTGACAGTGCCCACAGCCCAGACACCGGCCTACATGCTTGCGGCCCCTGCATTCACCCGAGAGCAAGCGCCACTCTTCGCCGCGTGACTGGCGCTCGTGACCACAGGATGGGCAGTAATCTCCCCCTCCGTTGGCACCGGGAAAGATTTCGTAAGGCCTGCCAGCTTGCAGCTTCTCTACCGCCTGGCGCGCCTTCGTCCGCGCTGGCCTCTCGGCGGGCTTCCTCCGCCTGAACCGTGCCAAGATCATGATCTCACCTCCACTACCTCAGCGATCCGGCCCTCTTCGTCACGCAGCACCTTCTTAGTGACGGTTCCCGGCTCTACGTCGTGCGGCCTGAAGGTAACTTTGCACTTGCCGCAATAGAGTTCCGGGTCGCCCATCACCTCCTTGGCGATGAGGCGCCCGCACTTGTGATGTACCTCGGCAAGAACCGGCGAGGCCAAGAAGTCCTGCGCCTCGGGCACCCGCTCGGCCTCTTCGTCAACCTCTACCTTCGGCGCTCTCTCTGCCGCGTCCGGTAGCAACACCTCGCCCAGTTGCTCAACAGGCGTCGGCACGCTCAGGCGCGGCACCATGAGCACGTCATCTGTGAGGGCCGGGTTCCGGCCGATCAACTCACGGAACTCCTTGAAGCCCAGGCCGCCGGCCGCATAATCCTGCCGCGCCCGCTCGTGCAGCTTGTCAACGTCCTCTTGCAGCGCCCAGATGTCGGCCAGGTTGAACAGCACCTCGTCAATGTTTCCGAAGTCCGGCACAAGCTGGCGATTCAGATCGGCAGCCATGTCCGCCAGTAGCGGCGTCATCGTGAGCTTCCAGAACACCTGCCAGTCGGATCGTTTTCCGGCGAAGCCCGAGCCCGCATTGTAGGCGATCAGCAGGCCCACGAGGCTGCCAGGGATGCCGAATACCATGGCGATGCGCGCCTCGGTTACTGCGTCTAGTTCCTTCGGCAGCGCGTCGCGTAGTCCACGGTCAAGCCCGAGGTTCTGATAGCTGGACTCCGCCTGATCAAGCACCATCAGCTCGTGGAAGCCGCCCTGGAGCCCGAACTGACGCCCGAAGCGCTCGCGTATTGCGTCCTTGTCTGCTGGCGTGACCTTCTGCTTGACGGTCAGGATAGCGCCAGGCCCGGTACCCCCGCGCTCGAAGAACGTTCGCAGGAATCCCCGCATGTACTCATCGATAGCCACGCGGCTCAGGATGGGTAGCACCGTTGGCATCCCGTAATAGTTGTCGTGTGGATTGCGTGTCTTGAAGTGGATGATGTCTTCCGGTGGGAACTTCACCGTGTCGCGCCCGGCGTTGTACTCGTACGCCTCAATGTAGTCCGTCTTGCTGGGGATGATCTTCACGCGGTCGGGCCGCAGGCGCCAGAGCTCGGCCACCGTGCCCGCCAGTGGGCCTTCCGGCCAGCGCGCCTTGAGCAGATAAGCGTTACCAGCGAGGGCGCGGTCCATTACGACATGGCCCCACTGATCGCCGCGCGACATCCACGGGTTCGGGTTGTCGAGCAGCTTTATCAGCGGGTGTGTAGGCAGGTCCTTGAAGAAGCCATTCTGGATCATGCGGGCCTGTGCGTCGCGCAAGGACACGCCCCGATCAAGCAGCCGTTTCTCCTCATTGCGGATCTCGGGGCTGTTGCGCTGAAATTTCCGCCCCACGATGTGCGGCTCCCCTACTGAGTCTGCGAGCATCTTAATGCAAGCGAAGACGATCTCATTCCCCGAGTAGGCGCGGGCGTAGTTGCCGTACTGGCTAGGCAGCGCTGTGCCGTGAGACACCGGAAACTCTTGGAAGGGTGCCCGGTTGGTAGGGGCGAACGGGTTCTTGAATAGGGTCGTCATGCTACAGCACCTCCACTAGGAGCCGAATCGGAATGTACGCCAGCGCCAGCCCCACGTACAGCCAGGGGCGCTTGATCATGTCGCGCCGGATATGCTCGCGCAGTATGAGCACGGCCCGGCGCAAGCGGCGAGATTGGCCGATATAGGTCACGCCGTATCGCCCCGCATCCCCAAGCACATCGCGGCTTGCATGGCCTGCTCGGTGGTCAAGCCATAGAGCGCCTCCAAAAGCATCGCCTCGCCCACTATCTTGATCGTCTGCTCGTGGATCATCTCGCCGAACCGCGATAAGCCAAAGCGCTCTATTGCCGCAGCGGTTTCGGGGCTTACTTCGACTTGGGCATTGAGGGTGATCACGCTGCCCATCCTTCCCACGCGATCCCGCGCAGCCGCTCCCAGATCAGGGTATTCCGCCAGCCCCGCTGGCGTATCGGATTGGCCGACGGCCAGTATGTTGCAACGGCTAGCGCGAAAGCGTTAGCGGCCTCAGCGTACTTCATGCCGTCACCAGGCCCTTGACGCCCAGCCGCCTTCCGTTGCAGCCATTGATGCAGTACGTCAGCCAACCCTCTGGCGTGTTGCGCTTGAACGCTAGCCAGAGACCGCACACCGGGCAATTCGTCGGCTGCACTATCTCAGGGCCAACCAAGATGGTGCCGGATGTCGGGGCGTCCAAGTGGTCGAGGCCGATCACTTCTCAGCCTCTACCCGGCAGATCAGCCGAAACGTGCGGTGACAATAGTGACAGTCTACGCCGAGCGACGCTTCCTGCGTGATCTTCTCGTAGCCCGGCATACCCCATATCTCCTCAAGGTGTATGATGTCTGCTCTTGGGCCGCCAGCCTTAGCGCCACAGGGACAACGCACCCTAACGTCCACGTCGACACTCAGCGGCTCGATAAGCTCTATCATCACAGCCCCCCCGCCGCCCACTGGAACACCAGCCAGGCCAGGCCCACGGCAGCCGCGAGGGCCACTAGTAGGCTGAGAGCCAGCACACAGAGTATGCCGCCCCGTGCCAGGATAAGATAGTCATCAGCGTCCATCAGTTGCGGTAGCTTCATGCATTAACCTCCGCTCTTCGTCAACCGCCGCTACTTCTCTCATCAGCCTGCGCGCTTGGCCCTCTAGCTTGCGAACTCGCGCGTCTAGTGCGAATCGATGGCGCTCCTCATCTGTCATCGGCACTTCAGGGGGGCGAGCGCCAGGGTGCATAGGCCAGCCCCACTTCTCATCATCCCATGGCGCATAGTCCGGTAGTTGTAGATGACACTTCACGCCGACTGGGATGCTCGACACGTCCGACGTTCGCTGCGCGCCAAAGAGCATCTGGTCTATCTTAGTCCCTCTGGGCGGTAGCGGTGGGGCGTACGGCGTCGCTAACGTCTCTTGCGCCAAACCACAAGGACACCAGTCTGCGATAATCACCGCCTCGCACTTGCCACATTGCAACGTACTACGCAAAGAACACACCCGCAGGCTCCTCGGCCTCTACCCCTAATGCTATCGCATCGTCACGCGCCTGCCAGCTCAGGCACCCAGCCATTCCCCCATCGATCTTGAACGGCGAGTCCTTGCGATCCTTCCTGATGATCCACATGAACTCGTCGGTATCCTCGTTACGAAAGTTCGTCTCCTGCCTACAGGCGTTGGCGACATGCCGGGCGAACGCCTCGTTGCCGTCGTGCGATACCGCGCCGTCGATCATCGCCGTCCGGTAGTCCTGGAGGGCGTAAGCCATCTTGCGGTACTGGTTCGTCCACCATTCTACCACCACCTTATCATCCGCATTGTACTCCCCAGCCCATGCCGCAATCTCGCTCCCCCAGAGCGGCGGGTCGCAGTAGAACCGATAGACCTGCCAGCGGGTGAAGGCGTCGGCCACAGCGGCGTTCACGTCCTCTACCTGAACCGTCCACCGCTCTCCGCCATCCTTCGGCGTCGGTGGGGGCTCCCACATGCCCACGACCCATTGGTAGCCCGTCATGACGTCGGTGCCGATGATGGCCGTGGCGTCACCGAAGCGTGAGCCGTCAAAGCCAAGCGTGATCAGCCTACCCTCCGCCGGCTCTTTTCGGCCCGTCCAAATGGCCCAGCCGTTCACGAGCTCGGCCCAGCGACCAGCCGGGAAGGCGCGGCCGCCGCCCGCTATCGGACGGTTCAGCCACAGGCGTTCCAGCAAGGGCAGGTCTGCGGTCGGGTCCTGGAACTGAGCGAAGATACCATCAAGGTCTGACCACTCCGCCGTCGGCCCCGACGCTTCGTTGACGGCAGTCCGCAACTGCTCGGGCTCAGTGATGTCGAGATCGGGCGACGCCTGCCGGTGAAAGTAGAAGAGCTGAGGATCCTTGATCTTGCCCTCGTCTATCTGCCGCGCATAGCTCATGGTATCCTCGGCGACGCTGTTCTCACCGATAGCGAATGCCGTCGTGGTCTCCAGCGCCCAAGCGTCGGACGCGAACCGCTTAGGCAAGTTGGCCATCATCGTGGAGTGCGCCTTCTTGAGTCGTGCCGAAGTCCAATGATGAGTCTCGTCAAAGGCTTGCCAAGTCGTGCGGGCACCGTCGCGGGCGTTGGGGGCAGCCGCCAGTGCCACCGCCTTACCGTCGCCCTTCGCGCGCATGATGCGCTCTAGCCCCACGTCGAAGTCATTCACTAGCGGCCCCTCGGTGATGACTGTAAACAGGGCGTGATAGGCCAGGTCTTCGGTCTGTTCTTCTGTGTAGGCCACCAGGGGGATGTAGGGGTCGGTGACGGGTCGCCCGACAGGCTGCCCCTCGCGGAAGCCGTCGCAGCGCACCGGCCCCTCGTGATGCAACTCGACAGCAGCGATCCACGCCATGAGTTCTGTTTTCGCCACCCCTTTTCTGAGAGAGAAGCAGACGCGCCGGAAGCGCCGCCGGCCAGCCTTGGGGTGGCCCTGAGGATACACCTCATACGCACGCCAGATCAGCAACTCTTTCTCTTTGTCCAGCTTGGCAGGTAGGCCCCGCAGGTCGCCGGGGCCAAACACAAGGTTCTGCTCTATGAACTGGCATACCTGGAAGCCGAGGCTGGGCCACTCTTCGCCTTCGGCTTCCATCGCCGGGACGATCAGGGTGGTCATAGCCACTCCAATGCGAGGCGACCACATGAGCAGATGGCTTCTGGGCGCGGCGTCTTACAGATACCATCCAAACCAATCACATGCCAAACAGACGCCTTCCCCTTCTCGACGATAATCTTAGGTAGCGCTGGGACGATCAGCGTAGTCACCGAGCCACGGCTACGGCGTTGCTCGCATGTTCTTCGTCGCCCACCGCGAAACGATGACCGTTCAGCGCAGCGTCAGCGATGTACCAAGCATTCGCGATGGGCGCTGGATAGCCCTCACCAGGTACGCCGAGTTCGTGCATGATGCGCCTTAGGGCCCCACGATATGCAGCACCATCATCGTGCACAGCCGCCTGATAGTAGTCGCGTTCGATCCGTAACTGGCGGACTCGGTGAAGCCTACGGCGAACGGGCTCCCAGAGCCGCTCCATGATCACTTCTCGTCTCAGATACCATCGCAGCGTTCTCATCTGTCCTCCTTCATCTCACTACCCGCAACAGCTCGCGCGGGTCCCTGCCTTTCCTAACGGGTCGCGCCGCTGGCTTCGCGCTAGGCTGCTCAACCTTCCAGTCCATTCGGTGCCGGTCGTATGGCGTCAGCCCGAACCGCGCCTCGGCCTTCGAGATCTCGGCGGCCAACTCCTTCGTCGGCTTCGTCCAGAAGTCCTCCACCAACACGGCCAGCCTTAGCAGCGGCTCGCTGTCCGACGGCAGCCATTCCTTCGCCATCGGCGATCCCCAGATGGCCTTCCACCACGCCCGCGTTTCCTTCCGCTTGATTCCCGCTGGGAGCTTCGGCGCCTCGGTCGCCCCGGCGCCAGCCACCAGCGTCGCGGCCGTCGCGCTCTTGTTGCGTCGCTGGCGCGTCTCAGGGGACTTGGCCCTAACCATGACTCACTCGCACCAGGGGTTCGCTCCGGCGCGGCCAATGGCGATGGCGGATCAGGTGCCACCACCAGCCATTGATCTCGTGGCGGCACCGAGCGCAATACGTCTCTATCGCCACACAACGCACGAACGACACTTTGGTTTCCTCCGTCCTACCGATCACGCTGGGCTTCTCCTGTACGCTAATTGTCATGTCCCTAAATCACCGTACGGACTAAAAAAAGGG